CCGCCAGAGCCGCCAGCCGCCAGCAGAAGCGCCAGCGGCCAGCAGAGCACGCCAGAGCACGCCAGCAGCCGCCAGAGCCGCCAGCGGCCAGCAGAGCCAGCCAGCAGCCGCCAGAGCACGCCAGCGGCCAGCCAGCCGCCAGCAGAAGCGCCAGCGGCCAGCAGAGCACGCCAGAGCCGCCAGAGCCGCCAGCAGAGCACGCCAGAGCCGCCCGCGGCCAGCCAGCAGCCGCCAGAGCCGCCAGCGGCCAGCCAGCAGCCGCCAGAGCCGCCAGCGGCCAGCAGAAGCGCCAGCAGCCGCCAGAGCACGCCAGCAGCCGCCAGAGCACGCCAGCAGCCGCCAGCGGCCAGCAGAGCCGATCCCGGCGGACGCGCCGCGTCCAGCGCTTGCCATTCCGACAAAGAAGAACAGCGACGCGCGGGAAAGACGGGGACGCAACGCGCCACGCGGACGCGGCGAAAACGCGCTTCTACTATATGCGCGCGACGCAGGGCACGAAAAAGCAGCAGAACAGCCATTTTGATATTTTGACATTTGTCGCACACGCACAGTAAAGTAACGAAATCGTTAGTGCTTTTGACGTTGGACAAACGCCGGAAAAAGTGGTATCTTAAGCTCACCGACGGACGAGAGGCGGAAACGCCCCGGACGCCCGGACCCCGGCGGCAGGGCCGCCACAAGCACCCCGGCGGCGCAAGCCGCCACGCACAAGCCAGATAGGGCCACCGGCACAAGCCGGACGGCAGGCCCCCACAAGCCCGGCGGCGGGGCCGCCACGACACGGAAAAGCAGCGACGCACACGCGCCGCGACGACGACACGACCACGACGAGAGAGGATGAGACACGCCACGCCGCGACGAGCGGCAGAAGCCCCGGCACGGCAAACGACCACGACGAGCAGCCGCCACGAGCGGCGACCACGACCGACCCGGACCTTGAAAACTGCACAGCACCCGGACACCCCCGCGGAGGGGACGAACGAGGCGGCGGAATGGCGAAACGCGCGGCGACGCGCGGCCGGCACGCGAAACGCGCCCGAAAGGCGCGGCGGCCCGCAACTGCCCGGACTTACCCGCGGGGGCCCGGTCGGCCGGTGACAGCGGCCAAAACAAGCACCTTCAAGGCACGCCGCGCAAGCGGCGGTCTTTCCCGACGCCCGGAATCCCGGACGCCGGGAAAGGCCGAAAACGGCCACGAAAAAGGAGGAAAAAACCATGACAGCAGCAGAACGACTCTCGACCCTCGCACAAGAGGCAGAACGCCTGAACCAGCGCCGCTGGGACAACGCTCGCAAGGCGATGTGGGCGGCGGCAGACGCGGCCTTCCCGACGGATTACGCGGAGGACGCGCAAAGCAGCGCGGCCGCGGGATACCCGGTCTTCCGCAGCACGGCAGATGGGCACTTATACCACTACATCTGCGACCTCGGCCCGACGCTGGAGCTCAACATGGGGGCGCGGACCGTCCGACTCAACATCGACCACTTCTTCTCCCCGGACGACACCGTCGCGGTCAACGCGGCGATTGCGGCGTGCAACGCCGCCGTCCGGGAGCTGGCGACGATTTAACCCGCCTGACGAGGGCCCGGTGGCACGGGCCGAAACGCCGCAAGGCGTCGCGGGAGCCACAAGCCCCGACACCACAACTGGGAGGGATAACCATGACCACGGAAACCATCTTTGTCCGCAAGCCCTGCACGCTGGCGGACGTCGTGCGGGGCACGGCGGAAATCCGCGCAATCCGCGCGATGCGCGGGGACAGCGGCACGTCCGACGATGACCGCTGCACGGTCGCGGCGGAAAAGCACCTCACGGCCGCGGAATGGGCGGACTTCACCGGCGACTTTTTCCGGGACCGGGACTGGCTCGCAAATTTCGCGCGGCAGAACGTCGGCGACTGCATCCGCGTGACCGGCGACGGCACGCAACTCGCGTTGATCGTAGACCCGCAGGGCTACGGCTACGCCCGGTACGTCGGCATTGAGCCGACGGACTGACCCCGCAGAGGATCCAAATCAAGACGGGCACACGCCCGGAAAGGACAGGAAAATGACTGACGCACGACTGGAAAAGGCCCTGGAATCAATCTACGACAACGCAGACCCCCGCCTCGCCGCAGAATTTGCGGACGTGGCTGCGGCAAACGCGGCGGCAGAGGCCGCGCTCCGCGCCGTCCGCGCGGCGAAAGAGGCGCTGGTTCGCGCCGCCACGGAACTCCCCGCCTGACGAGGGCTGGAAGCGGAACCAGCCGAAACCGGCACACGCCGGTCGCGGGACACCGCAAGGTTTCAAATCAAGACGGGCTTAGTCCCGGAAAATAGGAGGACACAACATGAGTACCATGAAAATCATCAAGCGCGGCATGAAGCCCAAATACGACGTCAGCCCGCGCTCGGACGCGCCGTTCATCAGCGAGGCAGAAATCGCGGCGATGCTGGACGAGCTCCGCAAAGACCCGGAAGCGACTATCCAGCGCTACACGGAGTATCTGGGTGAACCTTCCAAAACCCTCCCGGAAAAGACCCGCGCGGACATCTCGGAAATGCAGCGCGGCGACATCGAATACCTGAGGGAGACTCTCGCGATCGAGGACCCGGACGAACGCGCGTACCACTTCGAAATGCAGGCCACCCTCGCGCGCGACGAGGTGATCGATTGCTTCGCGGAAGAGTTCAAGTCGCGGCAGGCCTATGTCTGGGCATGGCGGGAGGCACAAGCAGCCGACCGCGCACTGGCGGAGGCGCATGCGCGCTGGCTCCGCGCGAAAATCAAATTCGACGAGGTCTGCGCGGACAAGCCCTGACGTGACGTTCCCAAATCAAGCGCCGCCCACAGCGGCGGTTCCCCTGAGCGCCCGGATTCCGGGCGTTCGCGGGAGCCGGGAAACGGTTCCTAAATCAAGCCGGGCGTAGTCTCGGCAGGAAGAAGGATTATTATGGGCACTAACAACACCCCCCGCAAGCTCAAGATGCGTGAAATTTTTTGCCGCGACGCATGGCGATACCTGACCGCCGCCGAACGGCGGCGACAGCTCAAGATTGAGCAGGCAAGTGAGTATAGCGGTCTGCGCGCCTACGGTCACACCTGCAGCCGTCTCCGTGCCCGCATCCCCGCCGAATGGTGGGACAAGTACAGCGCAGAGCATATCGGCGCTGTTATGCGCCTGCTGTATGACGCATACGGCGACGGCCGCGCACGCGGGGAGGCTGACCGCGACTGACCGCTGCCGGGCACACGCCCGGCGGTTCCCCTGAGCGCCCGCAACCAGCGGACGCCCACGGGAGCCGAAAAAGCTACCAAATCAAGCCGGGCACAGTCCGGCAGAATGGAGGAACCCATGAATTACAAGAAACAGGACATCGACCGCATCTTCACAGAGGCGGCCGCAGGGCCGCTGGGGAGGAAGCCCGTAATTTACAAGAAGCAGGACATCGACCGCATCTTCACGGAGACGGTCGCAGGGCTGCTGGCGCAGGGCTACCAAATCAACCCGGCCACGATGCACGGCACACAGGGCGAAATCGCCCGCATCGACCTGCGCAAGGGTGACGACCTTCTCCGGGTTTGGTTGGATGAGGAATCCCTCGACTGGCCGACCAACGGATGCCTGCGCCTGATGGTCGGCCGCTACAAATACCATCCGCGCAGCGACACATTCAGATCGGCGTTCACAATCTGGAATTTCAAGCTGGTTCCCATCTCCGAACGCAAGTTTTACACTTTGCGTTACCAATCGCTCACGGACGCGACGATTTTCTGTGACAAGGCAACGGCGGAGGAAGCCGCCGCGAAGAGGACGGCGCGTGCGCTGGCGCAGTGCAAGAGCAAGAACGCGCGCCGGGTGCTCCCGGATGGTTTCAAATCCGCAGCCCTCCACTGGGTGCATAAGAAAAAGGGGTTCAAGCGCTGCCGCCTCGACGAAATCGAGAGCGTCATCCGGGTCAACCAAACCGATTCCCGCACCTACGAGGTCAAGCCGGAGCTCGACCATTACGAAATCAAAGTGCGCGGGCGCATTTTCAAGCTCTACCCGCGCAAGGAAGCCTGACCCGCCGCAAAGCGGCGGTTCCCCTGACTGCCCGCAACCAGCGGACAGCCACGGGAGCCGAAAGGTTTCAAATCAAGCGCCGGGTGCGCCCCGGCGGAACGGAGGAAAAAAGTGAAGTCGCAGACATTCGGCATCGAAATCGAGATGACCAAAATCTCTCGCGCAAGAGCGGCGGAGGTCATCGCCCGGCATTTCGGCACGACGGTGCGCCACACAGCGTCCGCGGACGGCTACGACTGCCGCCGCATCGCGGACGGCACCGGCCGCGACTGGAAGGTCGTCAGTGACTGCTCCATCGCGGACATCAGCACAAACCAGACGGAGGTCGTCAGCCCCATCTGCCGTTGGGAGGACATCGAGACGGTGCAGCAGCTCGTCCGCGAATTGCGGGCGGCCGGCGCACGGGCACACAGCTCCTGCGGCATTCACATCCACATCGGGGTGGGCAACCATACAGCGCGGACGCTCCGAAATTTGGTAAACATCGTCAACTCGAAAGAGAACCTGCTGACGATGGCGCTGGAAATTGACCCGCGCCGCCGTTCGCGTTACTGCAAGCCAGTCGATCAGGAGTTCCTAAATCTGCTGAACGCCATCAAGCCGGACACGCTGCCGGGGTTCGCGAGGGTCTGGTACGACGCAGGCGACTGGCAGAGCCGCGCGCGGCAGCACTACGACCGCACTCGCTACCACCTTCTGAATCTGCACAGTGTGTTTCAGAAGGGCACGATTGAATTCCGCGCCTTCAACAGCACGATGCACGCCGGAGAAATCAAGTCGTACATCCAGCTCTGCATGGCAATCAGCCACGCGGCGCTGACGGCGCGAAGCGCAAGCGCCACGCCCACGGAGACGGACAACCCCGCGTACACATTCCGCTGCTGGCTCCTCCGGCTTGGAATGAACGGCGACGAATTCAAGACAGCGCGCCTCCACCTGCTCAAACACATGCCCGGCAACGCCGCATGGCGGCACGGCAGCGCAACGGTGCGGCGGCAGGCCGTAGGATAACCCGCCTGACGATGACCTTCTGGCAGAGGTCGAAACCGGCAGGGCCGGTCGCGGGAGCCGATAGGTTTCCAAATCAAGAGGGGCTACGTGCCCGGAAAGGACAGGAACACAATGACACGCGAACAGGTTGACAAAAAGGCCCGCGCAGCGATGGCGGCGCATACGATGGAACAGCTCCTGCTCAGTTGGGAGCTGACAGAGGCGATGCCCCTGTCGCCGGAGGTTGCAATAACCCGCGGCTGGCTCATGGAGGAATTCGAGCGCCGCGACCCGGCCGCCTTCGACTGCTGGATGGACAATGACTACGACCAGCACCCGGAGAAAGACACCCCGCGTGCTTGGTTCGCCATCTGATGGTTTCAAATCAAGCAGCGGGCGTCGCCCCGCAGAACGGAGGAACGCAATGGCACGACGCTACACCGTCCGCATCAGCGGCACGTCCGGCGAACGGTTCTATGCCGACGCCAGCCGCGACGCGGTCGCGCATGGCTGGTCGCACGGGCGAAAAGAGCCGGGCGAAACGGTGGAGGTTTACTCGGCGGGGCGGCTGGTCAGCCGCGTCCGCTGGGACGCGAAAAAATACCGCTACATGCGGGAAACGATTTCAAATCAAGAAACGGAGGAATGAGCCAGTGAAAACCATGCACAAGGTAACCATCACGAAGTGTGCCTTTCCGCTCGACCGCGAAGGGACCATCAACTACGTCGCGCAGCTCTGGACGAGCGTGGACGGTGGGCAGAACTACTACCACTGCGGCCACGGCAAATACTGCCGCACGGAGCAGGAAGCGCGGGAGTACGCCGCAAGCGTCACGGAGACGGAGGAAGCCTGACCCGCCTGATGAGAGCTGGTCGCGGAACCAGCCGAAACGCGCTGCGGCGCGTCGCGGGACACCGCATGGTTTCCAAATCAAGCCGGGCACACGCCCGGCAACGCAAGCCGGGCTTCCCGGCAGAAGGAGAAGAACATGAGCAGTCTGTACCACGCCAAACTGGGCGGCGGTTACACACAGCGGCGCGAAATCATCATCGACGCGGCGGATATGTCCGAATACGGGGAAAGCGGCTTCGAGGTCGCCGCGCTCGCGGAGGACGGCAACGAACTGGACATGGAGCGCTGCGACACCGAAGAGCAAGCGAAAGCCGCCTTCAACGCGCTGATTCAGAAGTACGCCGGGCCGCTGCAGCGCACCATCGCCAGCGCAGACCTGCAACCCGGCGGGCGTTACACGCTGGTGTTTCACAACGAGTTCGGCTTCCCCATTGCGCAGAGGGTAACCTTCTGTGGCTACGCCATGCGCACCTATGCGCAGCATTCCGACGTGGTGCAGCTCAAAGTTGTGTACCGCAGAGAAAAGAAGCAGTGGCTCAAACTGTTCATCGGCTATGAGCCGCTGCTCATCTTCAAGGGCTGGCAGGAGCTGCCGGAGAGCGCCGTATGGCGGCCCACGCGCTCAACCCGCGACGGAACCATGCGCGTCAGCAAATATGAATCATTCTCCAATCAGTACATCGAGGACGCGCTTCGCATCCTCAAAGCCCCGGTGGTCGTCTACCGCCCACAGTAAGGTTTCAAATCAAGCCCGGCATCTGACCGGGCGCAGCCCGGAGAAAGAAGGAACGAACATGAGATGGTACGGAATCATCCGGGACAAGGACAACCCGGACTACTTCGACCTCGGCTGCTTCGACAAGAAGCAGGCCATCAAAATGGCGCAGCATTACGATGCTGAATACATCGCAGTGTGCAGCGCTACGACGGGAGAATGCCTTTTCTTCCTCTTGCGAGGGTACGACTTTTGATGGACACTGCCAGCGATACCCCTCATGGTTTTCAAATCAAGACGGGCGCGCGCCCGGCAACAATACGCCATCCCCAGCGTAACAGGGGGAGAAAGGAAAGAACATGACCACAAAGTACAGCATCCCGGAGAACGCCGTCATCGTCGGTCTTTGCGCCGGGCGGCACGACATGCCCGTGGGGGAGTTTATCTTCCCCACGGAGGTTGATCCCACTGACTTCCGCGCTATGTCGCGGACGGTCGATGCGTTCCTCGATAACCGCGTGGGAACGCACTTGTCCAATTATGGTACTCGTTTTAATGATAACGAGTACGCGGACATCGAGGTAACGACGGGTGATCGTCCGCTGGTCGTCTATGTCACTGGACTGACGGCTTGCGTGGCGGCGGTTATCCGCGGGTGCGTGTATCGGGGCATTGAGCTGACTCTGATGCACTACGACCGCACCACAGGCGGTTACTTACCGCAGGTGGTAATCGGGAGCATGGGCAACTGGTGTAAGCCGATTTACGACAGCCCCCGAAAGGAGGGGTAACCCCCGCCGAAAGATTCCCAAATCAAGCCCGGCATCCGTCCGGGAGAACAGCCGGGCGCGCCCCGGAGAAAGAAGGAACGAACATGAACAACACGAAATACTACATCGCCTACGGCTCGAACATGTCCACATCCCAGATGGCACTCCGCTGCCCGGATGCGAAGCTCGTCGGCACGGGCTGGCTGAACGGCTACCGCCTCGCGTTCCACCTCCACGCCACGGTGGAGCGCACCAAGGAAGCAGGCTCGCGTGTCCCCGTCGCTATCTGGACGATTGAGCCGCAGGATGAGCGGAAACTCGACCGCTACGAGGGCGTACCGCACTACTACACGAAGCACACCCGCACGGTGGAGATGATGGATGGTTCTCAAATCAAGGGGCTGATTTACCTGATGAAATTCAAGCGGGGCGCGCCGCCGTTGAGCGCCTACGTCAACGGCATCGTCGCAGCATACCGGGAGCTTGGCTTTGAAAACGAGGTGGAAGCGATTCTCATGCCCGCCATGCAGAGAAGCATCGAACGCTACCACCAAGGCGTGACGATTCGATAAAGAGTACGAAAACAGCCGCGCCGTCAGCAATCAACGCTGGCGGCGCGGCCTTTTTGTCGTTGTTCTCAAATCAAGAGGGAGTGTGTTTCTGCGCAGTCTCCCGCGCCTGCATGTCTGCCAGCTCATCCCCATCCGGCAGCGCCCAGACACGGTCGCAGGCCGGGCAGCCGCGGGTCGCGCCGACCAAGTACCAGCGGCCGTCATCCTTGCGGACATCCGGCTGAACGCCGCAGGCCGGACAGGACGACAGCGTCCCGACCTGCAATGGCGTCGTCTCCCGCTGATATAATGCTTGCAAATCAAATTCGGCGAGAAGAGCATCGCCCACATGAATCGTGTACATCATGCCCGCGCCTCCTGCCAGCGACGAATTTCGCGCGGCAGCGGTGTGCCGCGAAGGATGTACAGGTCGCGCAGGGTCTCCGCCTGCGCCGCGAACACCTCCGAGTAGGGAGTACCCGTCAGCTGGGCAAGAGAGGTAATCATTTCGATGTAGCCCTCGCGTGTGTGAGCCGTAAAGACGGCGCGCAGAATTCGGATGTAGCGTTTACGGGTCATGAGATTCTCCTCCTTTTTATATGCGCCGCAGTTCGCGCGGCAGCGGCACGCCGCAGCGGATGTATGTGTCGCGCAGAAGCTCCGGCGCGAGCATCTCCCAATAAGGTCTGTTCCGCTGGCGGGCGAAGCCAATAAACATTTGGATGTGTTTCTCGCGGTAAGGGTACGTATACACAGCGCGCAGAAGTTTGATGTAGCGCTTACGGGTCATGAGGTTCACCGCCTTTATTCGCGCCGCAGCGCCGGGAGAACGCCTCAATGGCGTCCTCCGGGTGCTCGGCGTAGTGGTCGTTTTCAAATTTAATCGCCGCCCCGCAGCGGCGGATGTTCTGGCAGGTGAACAGCAGTCCTTCCAGCACCGCTTCGACGGTGACGGTCGAGCCGCAGAACGGACAGGGGTACGGAATGTGCTTCGGCATGGCACTTCACTCCCGCTTCGTGACGGAATCGGCAGTCAGGTTTTCGCCCAAACTGCCCTGCAGCCTTTGGGCAAAGGATTGAGTAAGGCTGTCGGTAATGACAGCCGGGGTGTCCTTGAAAAGGACTGTACTCACAGCTGGGCTGCGAGAATTTCCGTGCTTTACCGCAAGCAGCTTCGCACACGCCGGGCAAATGTCCGCCGACGAGGGCGCGTTGCCCTTCGACCAGCCCGCCGGGGCGGTGTAAAACACATCGTTGTATTGTCCGGGGTTTTCTTGCGCAACCTCCACGTGCCCGCAAATATCACAGATGCAGACCTCCCGTTGCTGAATCATGCTCTTTTCCCTCCATCAATAGCGCTGTGGAAATTTGAATTCTTTTACGGCGACACGCTCCGCCACTGCATCCGCTTCCAGACAGGACAGCGCTGTGTTCAGCGCATCCGTGACCGTCTGCTCCGGGAAGATGAGCGCGGTGGGATTGCGGGTGAGGTAGCTGAGAATCGCCAGATACTTCTCATTCGCGCCGTCGCTGCGCCCGCGGCGCTTCATGGAGCAGAAGCCCATCGCCAGCGCAGAGGTCTGAAGCGGTGTCCGCCCATTGTGGGTTGGCGGCTTCTGGATAAGCTCCCGCATCAGCTGCACCGCATCCCGCGCGCACAGCTGGGTGTACTTGCTCATGTCGATGTCAATCACGATTTCCCCTCCTTCTGAATGTACTCCCGCACCGCGTGCAGGAGATTCTCGATGCAGGAGGTGCAGAAGCACCTCCCGTCGGAATTAAACGGCAGCAGGGGACACTGTGTGCAGTCCCCGGAAAACCTGTGTCCCTCGGCACAGAACGACACAGCGGCGAGAAGCTGTTCCCGCGTCACGTCCGCCATAGGCTCACTCCTTGTTCACAAAAATGCACGCGCAGCAGACCAGCAATGCCAGCAGCGCCAGCAGCACAATCACAGTCATCATTTGTCCTGCTCCTTTTTGTCCACCATCTCTACCGGGTCAAACGGATCGTCGAACGTCAGCCGCAGCCCGATCTTCTCGTAAACCTCGTCGATTGCGCCGCGGACGGTCAGCTGGCCGTTCGGCGACATCTCCCTGTCGATGTCGGTCAGCACGTCGTAGCAGCGCTTCTGCCCATACCCGTAGCGGCGATTCAGCACCAAGCAGACCGCCGCGAAGGTCATCTTAATCGTGTGAGCCTGCGCCTCCTTGAAGCCCAGACGGTAGCCCTTGTCAAAGGCGAGGTTGCGGGCTTCGTCCTTCGAGAGCGCGCTGTTTTTCTGTCGGTGCGGCTGCCCTCTCACGAATGCCACCCCCTCTGCGGCGGCGTTTCCTGCGTCTTATCCCATAGCGCCACAAGCTCCCGGTGCTTCTCGCAGGAACAGAGATTCTCGTTGTAGGGGGAGTTCCTCCACCCGGAGGGCAGGAGCCAGCCGATGCCGTTCCCGCCCCATTCGGCAAACTTCACCGCGCCGCAGATGTCGCACTGCACAGCGGGACGATTGATGATGCTCATTCTGTTGTTCCTTTCTTGCCCCTCTTTGTCGGGTCATACGGGCGGCGGCAGGTCGCTTCTGCCCGTTTGCGCAGCTCGCGGATTGTGGCTTCCGGGTCGAGTCCACCCATGCTGAACAGCTTAAACTGCTGGGAGCGGATGAAGCGCTCCAGCGCGTCCACTTCCTGCTTCGCGGTTTTGTTCCCCGGCGATTCCAGCAGGGCACGATACCAAGTGCGGTAGTCCCGCCCGGACTGCTCCAGCACTGCCTCACATAGGCGGATGCAGCCTTCCATGCTCAACTCATCGCTCACTTGAAATGCGCCCCCGTCTGCTTGTCCACCAAGTGCAGCCGCCCCGACAGCCTGAAACCAGCCAGATCAATCAGCACCAGCACCGCGTGGCACAGCCGCCCTGCGTCGTGCCGCCGCTCGGCAGCCTCCATCGCGTCCATGCGCTGGAATTCCTCGTGCATCATGGCGCGAAAATCTTCCTCAAAGTTCTGTTCGCTCGGTTCCTTCATGGTTGTTCCTCCTCAAAAGGGAACGTCCTCGTTCGGCACGGGCGTGAAATCCATCAGCGTCTGGGGATTCTGCCCGACCTTCTCCACCGTCAGCACCCGGCTGCGGTTCTTGCCGATGCGCCGCATACTGATGCGGACGTCATTTTTCTGTAGCAGCGGCTCCACAAACCGTTGCAGTTCCTTCCCGAATTCGTTAGACCTCATCATGGCGATGGGAACCTCGGAAACCTCGCACGCTTCCGCCTGAAGTTCTCCGACGGTACCCTGCCATTGGCCGTGCTTCTCGGCCACCGCGATAACCCCACGCACGACGGCGGAATTGCGGTACGCCTGCTCATCCTGATAGCTGGCGCTGTCGCAGGATACCAGCTCCCACGCGCCGCCGTTGAAGCGGACCACGAAGTCCTGTGCTTCAAAATCGCGGCTGCTGGTTTTCAGGATGCTGGTTTCTTCGCCGCGCTTGCCCGCCAGCGCCATCACCGCGTCGCACACGCCGGTCAAGCCCATCGAGCCGCTGATGCGCTCAAAATAGTCGTCGTTATTGCCGGTGTCCTTGCGCAGATGGTGAACTACAACCACGGATAATTTGTTCTCCATCGCGAACGCCTGAAGATCGCCGAAGATGCGCGTGTCGCTCTCGTAAGCGTTCTCGCCCTTGCGGGAACCGCTCTTCACGCGGCCCAGCGTGTCGATGATTATCATGGATGGATGCTGCACCTGCGAGGCCCACGACTTCAGCTGCTCCATCAGCCCCGCGTCAAGGCGCTCCGATTTGTGCGCGAAGTACAGGTTCTCCGGCGCAGGCCCGACGATGAGCTTGCTCAGGCGGTCTTGTACGCGGTAGGCTTTGGATTCAAGGTCGAGGTACAGCACCGCGCCTTTCGACGTCGCCATCCCCAGAAACGGCTCGCCGGACGCGATGCACAGCGCCATCTTCAGCGCCATCCAGCTCTTGCCGCGCTTCGGTGCGCCCGCCAGCACCGTCAGTCCCGCCGGGATCAGGTTGTTAATGATGATGGGCGGACGCTCAATGGTGCGCCCGTACAGGCTCGCCGCCGAATAAAACTCCAGCTTCGGCGGTTCCGGCGGGGGCGGCGTGGACGCTGGCAGCGCCTGCGGTGGAGGCACTGCCAGCCGCGCACGGGCTTCCGGCGGCGGGAGTTTGCGCCCCGTCTCCGCCAGCGCCGCTATCGCCGGGTCTTCCGCCATCAGCGCCTCCAGCGCTTGGCGCTCTTCGTCTCTCACATTGTTTCTCCTCCCGATATTCCAGCGCCAAGTCCGCAAGCGTGGCTGACCACAGCCAGTCAAGGCGCTCGTTCGCGGCCGTCCGCGCTTGCAGGGCGGTAATAAACTCCTTGCTGTCCCATGCGCTCTCCGGGTGCGCATCGTACTTTCCCAGAATCGCGTTTGCTCGGTGAACGGCGCTGCACAGCTTCGACCATTCCGCGCTCCGCCGGGCTTCCAGCGCCCGTTCGAGGTCGAAGGCTGTGGGCTTGCGCTCCTTCGGCGGCGTCCAATGGTCATCCACCCGGATGCCGAAATCCTCCGCAAGCCGCAGCGCCGCGTCCTTCGCGCCCAGCCCGTACATCTCCTGATACAGACGCACCGCGTCGCCGCCCTTGTGGCAGCCGAAGCAGTACCATGTACCCTCATCGTAGATGCACAGCGACGCGGTTTTCTCGCCGTGCAGAGGGCAGCACGCCCAGTGCTTGGAACCGTTCTTTTTCAGTTTCAGCCCCAGCCGCTCCGCCGCTTCCAGCGCCGTAATCTGCCGGACTTGCGCAAATACGCTCAACGTACATCACTCCCGGTGCAGCTTGCTCCGCAGGGTTCGCACCGTGCGGAGCAAGCGCTTTTGTTACGGTCATGTAACCATACAAAACCCGATTCCTCAAGATAGAAATTGCGTGTCCTTCCTATCCAGCGGATTCCCAGCCCGGAAATTCAACCGTCACGCAAGCGGCGCGAAATCGTCCTGCGACGCATCCTGTTCGGCGAAAGCGGCCTGCACCTCGGCGGCAGCGTCCGCATCCACCACGGTCGCGGTGGGCTTCGCGGCTTCCTGCTGCACGTCGGCGGGCGCGTCGTCCGCAGTTACGCCCACGCGCTGGGCGGAGCTGTTCAGCGCTTCCGAATAGGCGCGCATGGCCGCGGCTTCCACGCCGTCCAGCACGCCGACCGCCTCGAAAATTGGTGTAGAGTACGCCACGCCGTCCTTGTTCTGCGCGCTCTTCAGGCTGATTCGCGTCATGACGTTGGCCATCTTCTTGCGACCAAGCATGACCTTCGTGCGGTAGCTGTCGTAGGCGGACAGGGCGGTGGGCGGCAGCGTCAGCACCATCGGGAAGATGTCGCCGCGGCGCATGATGTACAGGCGGCGCATGTTCTTACACGCCTTCCCGCGCCCCTCGCCGCCCTTGGCCGAGCCGAAAGCATTGCAGGGGCAGCTCGCGCACTCCACGACCTCGCCGGTCTCCGTCACCGTGCCGTACACGCCGTCAATGGACGAGCAGTCCGGCATCTTGCTGTCCCCGCTCCCGAAGGGCTTGCTCCACAGACCGTTGGACTTGTGGGAGAGCATAATCACGCCCTCGATGGTCTGCGCGGGCACAGCTTCCTCTTCGCCCGGCTCGAACACCTGAAAGATGTTCACGCCGCCCGCGGCGATTTTGATGCGCCCATAAGGGACGCGATCCATATCGGACAGTTCCTCGCGGATGGCGGCGAGGTCTTCCGCACTGGGGACGATGGGAAGCAGATTGCTGTGGTCGATGACCGCCAGCTGATTCATTTTCGTAGCCATTGGTTATTCCTCCTCGTTATCGGGTTCGTCGTTGTCGTCGTTGTGCGCAAGGGATTCCAGCGGCGTAATGGTCGCGCTCTGTCCCTCGTACATGGACAGCTGCGTCACGACGTTCTGCATGGCGGCGGCCATCCTGAGCGCGGCGTCCGCCACCTGCACCGACGCGGAATACACGCGGTCGCAGGTGCCGACAAAGGTGTCGCGTTCGCCCTCGGGCATGACTTCCAGCGCATCGGCGACGGCCTTCTTCGCGCCGGCCGTGCAGGATGCGACGGACAGGAAGCGCTCGGCCATGATGCCGTAGCCCTCCTGCGGGGTGCGCACGGCGGGAAGCTCGTCGTTCAGGCGCGCTTCGTTAAAAAGGGAATCCACGAAGTTCAAAACCTTGTTGTCTGCCAGCATGTGCCTCATCCTTTCTCACTTCGCAACCTTGCGGTCGGTGATGGTGGTCTTTTCGTACACGCTGACGGGCAGGATACCGTACTCCGGCGGCAGGCAGCCCTCCGCGTCGGCGGCTTCCTCCAGCGCCTTGGTCAGCGTGCGGTCGTCCACTTTCTCCACAATCAGGTCGCCCAGCCCCAACGTGCGCAGGGCGGCGAACGCCTCGTCGCGCTGATCCTTGCGGATGGAATAGAAGGGCTTCACCTTGATTCCATAGCGCCGACCGGCGACGTCCACGGTGAAGCCGGACGGGTCGTCCAGCCCGGCGGCGTCCGCCAAGTCAAGCATGGACGCGATGATTTCCTTCTCCGCCTGCTCAATCTGGGCATTGCAGGACTTCAGGTTCTCGGCAATCTCGTTTTTCAGTTCCTTCAGCTGCGCCAGCGCGCCGATGCGCTCGGTCAGGGTGCTCATGGGGGTCATTTCGGACATGTGTCTCATCCTTTCCTATTTATAAGCGGTGACAGAATGGCAACGATTCACGCGGTGGGCGACCGCGCCCGGCAATGGTAAATCACGGGATGCGCTCTCCTTTCAACTCTCGCTCGATGTCCGTGTAGCAGGCAACGAGCAGGTCGTTACAGAATGCGTCGTTCTGGAAATGCTGGCTGATGGCGCTCATTTCCTTACAGCAGGCTTCCCACCACTCGACGGTGTTCACCGGGTGCTGATACTTCTGCCGGAAAACGAACACCACGCGGAAAATCTCACGGGTGCGCGGGGCCATGGGCGGGAGCTTGGGCATCTGGTTCTGCATGGCTTCATTCCTCCTCGTCCTCTTCGACAATCCTGCGCCACTGACGCAGCATCTGTTCCTCCCGGTCGCGAGGGGCGGACAGGAACTCGGTCATGTAGAGCTTGCCCTCGCTGTCGGGCGAGACGTCGAGCACCGCGCTGTAGGGAACGCCCGCCTGATTCACGAACCGCGTCAGCACCCAGTCGGGCGTTTTGGAGCGGTCTGACAGGCGATACCACACGCGGAGAACCTTGATGTGGCTGTCTCCCTGAAAAGTGTGGTATTCCTTCGCAAGCCGCGACACCCAGCGCGGGATTGTGCCGGAAATCACAAGCCGCTCCTTCATGGTTCCACCTCCGGGATTTCCGGCAGCTGTACCCAGTAGCGCGCACAGCCATCGTGCCACATATTGCTGCGCGGGTCGTACCGTTCCTGCGCGGTGTAATACTTGTCGGGCGCAAACTCGTAGCGGCACAGCGCCACGACCAGTGTGCCTTTCTCCGGCAGACGCTCGGAGACGGGAATCCACTCATTACTCTTCATCGTCAGATCCCTCCGAGGTTTCCCAGCGCTTCCAGCCCCAGAAGAAGCAGGATGGACAGGGCGCTGTTAATTGCAGCCCCGATAATAAAGGCCAGCGTTCCGCAGCGGTGTTCGTTCCTCGCGAGCACCAGCCCGGCGGTAAACAGCCCGGTAATCGTCCCAAGCAGTACAGCTTTGGGCAGCGTGACCATTTCCATCAGCTTTTCACCTCAAATCAACGGGCGTCGGCTTCCGCAGCCAGAAGCGTCCTTCCACATCATCAGGGATGTCGTACAAATCTCCTTCGTAGTTATACTTCCCATCTTCGACCCAGACCGGGTAGTCATAGCTACTGTGAGGCCACTTATGGTCTCCTTCATACCAAGCGTAACCGATATACGTTTGCAATTCTTCCAGCGTCAGCACATGATTCGGCTCTTGCCAGCGTGCCATGGCTGCTTTGTAAGCACCGGCTTTCGTATGATTCGCAGGGCTGTGGATGCCACACGACGGCGTACTGCATTGATACCAGTACATTCTCTCCTCGTCCGTGAACAGTCCGAACAGCACGTCCTCGTTGTCCTCCAAGCGCATCTCCGCGCCACAGTACGGACAGCGCGGAGCTTTCTTGTTATCAGGCATTGTTATTCCTCCCTTTTTGAAATCGCGTTGCCCAGTTGCCCGCCTCGTACAGTTCACAGTGTACTTTGTCCGGTCTACGTATTTTGCATTGCGGCTCATGTTTTTGAGAGCTACGCTCAACCATGCAGCAATAGCCGTTGCCATCTATGTTTAACTTCATATCACGGTCAAGCCACTTGCAACCGTGGCAGTTGTTTTCACATTTTGTCATCATCTTTCCTCTTCCAAGAATGTCATCTGCCCGTCAATCGGCTTTTCCTGCTGTTTCGTGCTGGTAAGCCGCTTGATGAGCGGCACATGGTCTGCCTCAAGCGGCTTCCCATACAGCCCGCAAGCTGCCCACTTTTTCGTCCAGTCAGTCGCCGCCGAACTGCTCGTGCCGTATGCCGCGCACTTGTACCACGTTTTGTTTGCCGTGTAAACACAGAGATTCGTACAATCTGCACATTTGTGCGCACAGTCTGTCCCGTACTCGCGGTGCATGGCGTCGATTTTTCGGTTGGCCATCAGCATTCCTCCCACGGCGTGTTTTTCCGCTCTTCATCCGTGGGCTTGCGCAGCCAGCACCGCCACGTCTCGCCGTAGGTGTAATCGGCGTACCATGCGCGGCTGCCGTCGAAATACATGCGGTGACTTCCATGTTCCCAGCGCGTTACCTTCCGCGCACAGACGCACGGCTCGTCGTCTCCGTTGTTATCTTCAATCCATACGAGCGTTCCTGCGCTTACCGCAAGCTCTGCAAGGGTTATCACTCTATTTCCGTTGTCGTTCATCTTCGTCCTCCCACGGCGTTCTCGCCAAATCAACGAACGTAGGCTTGCGCAGCCAGCACCGAAATTCTTTGCCGTACTCATTCACCCCGTAGGAGTTGGGGCATTCTTCGCCGAACACGAAAAGGTCGATTGCTTTCGTGGGTTTCCCATCAGAATCGACGCCCCAATCCCGCAAAGCAAGCCGCCGGACTTCAATGGCGTTTATTCTGCGTTCTTCCGTCCAGCAAACCCCCTTTGCATAGGCTTCTGCCAGCGTCAGAACATAATTGGGCGTTTCTTTCCGGTGCATAGCCCGAAGGTACGCGCCCTTTTCGGTAGACGCGGCCGGAGACGAAGACATGCAATTGCCGCACTCATACCAGTAAATAGTCATGTGCTTCAGTTTCTTAATGGCAATGGACATTCCTATGCCGCAATACGGGCAGCATGGGGCGTGCAGGTCATCAAGCATCGTCATTCCGTCCTTTCCCAAACTTTCTCTCGGTTCCATTTCCAGATCGCGCCCCACTTTGTCAGGGCTTTCTTGCCGCAGTAGTGGCAAGAGGCGCACTCGATTTGATAACGCAAGGGCGTGGACGGGATAATCGTGCGCCACGTTTTCAGTTTGGCCTCGCCGCACAGTGGGCAGGGCTTCGGGTTAAGCATCGTTCGCGCCTCCTCTCGGCGGTTTCGGCAGCCGCATCCAGTGCGTCACATGGCGCGTGATGTTGCTCTCGTCCGCTTCCAGCCATTCGCCATAGCCGTCATACTGCGCTATGGTGATGGCGTTCAGCGCTCCAAGCCACACAAGAACGTCCGTGTTCTTTGGGGGCAGCGCGTCCTTTACGGGTAGCCAGTCGTTCACGGCGAACAGCATCAGTGCGGCCGCCCGAAGCACCAACGCATCGGATGCGAAGATGCTGTTCGGGTCGTCGTTGGCCAGCGTGTCCTTGTCCCGTGCTTGTTCAAGCAGGGCAGCAATGATTTCGGGCCTCTTCATCGTTCTCACTCCTCCAGCATCCAGCGCCAGTTGTCCGTGATGGCCTTCGCGAGGTCAACCTTCTTTTCGAGCGCGCTGATGATTTTCTCGTCGATTGTGTGCGGCACAATCAGGTGAATGTAGGTGCAGATGTTCCGCTGGCCGACACGATGAATGCGGTCTTGCGACTGCGCATACTTCGCCATGTTGAATGTCAGCGAGTAGTACACCACCGTATCGGCGGCGGTCAGGGTAATTCCTTCTGCACAGGCATCAATCTGCCCGACAAACACGCGAGTGTCTGGGTCGGTCTGAAACTGCTCGACGATGGAACCGCGCTTCGCAATGTCTATATCCCCGGCGATGCGCACCATTTGCAGCCTGCCGCCCAGAACCTTTTGCACGACCTCGCTCACGCCGTCCATTTCCGCCCGGAATCGGGTGAAGATAACCAGTTTCTTTCCTTCGTCCACGCACAGGCTCTGCACGATGTCTGCTACCGCGTCCAGCTTGGCGGAGGACACCTTCGTGGTCGTGCCGTCGTCATCGGTGACGAAGCCGCCGGTGATCTGCTGCAGGCGCAGCAGGCGCGTCAGCACGATGCTGGCTGTGACGCTCTCGCCGCCTTCCAGCTCCGCGACGGCGTTCTTCTTGATGCGCTGGTACAGATTCGCGGCGCTGTCCTCCAGCGCAATCTCCCTCGTCTCAAAGGTCTTTTCCGGGAGGTCGAGGCATTCCGCCTTCGTCACGCGGTAGGCGATGCCGTGCGCCTTGCGGGTCAGCTCTTCCAGATTGCGCGGGCCGAGGTACTGATGCTGCCCGTAGCCGCCCATCAGCGCGTAGCGCTTCTCAAAGGCGTAATAGCTGGCGGGGAACACGTTCGGAGCGAGGAATCGGTACTGCGACCACAGGTCGCGTGTGTCGTTCTGGATGGGCGTGCCCGTCAGAATCATCCGATACCGCGCACCCGCGCCCAGTCGGTGCATGGCCTTCGACTGCTGCGCCGTGTGGCTCTTGATGCGCTGGCTCTCGTCGCAGACAATCAGGTCGGCGGCGTAGGCCTTCAACTCGTCCTCCAGCCGCCATGTGCTCTCGTAGTTGATGACCGCCACCCGCAGCGGGTCGCGCTGACCGGGCATCGCGGGTGCTTCGACGTACCTGAGCGCCGCCAGCCGCTTGTTCTTGTCGCCTTGCAGGACGGCGACGCGGGACGGGAACGCGCCGAATTTGCGAAACTCGCTCGGCCAGACCGGGCAGACCGACGACGGCGCGACCACCAGCATCCGGCGAATCTTCCCGTCGAGGAACAGCCGCCCGGCAATCATGACCGAGGTCAGGCTCTTACCTGTGCCCATATCCATAAACATCGCGCACGCTCCGCCGTCGCTTCCGAACAGCGCCAGCGCAATGTTGAACGCCTTCACCTGATGATTAAAGAGGCTGAATCCCTCTTTTATCGGAATCGGACGAATGGGTTCCACCTTATCCGCCGCCTTCTGCGCATCCACGAAGCGGTGCGCATCCAGCATTGCCTGTGCACGCTTCGCCAGCTCCGGGCTGCACGGCGTTTTCTCCCGGCGCAGCTCCTCCACCGAATCGAGCGTCAGCGGCATGATCCACGTCATCGGCGGCATTTTGTTTGTGCGGTACGCGCCGTGCAGCCGTTTGATGGCCGCAAGATCGTCCCGCTCGGCGGTCAGACGAACCTCGTCGCCATCCAGAAATGCCTTGACCATCAGAATCTCCTTCTCTCGCTCGCGTCGCAGCGAATCATCATCGCCGTCATGCCGGGCTTAATCGGCGACGCGCCGTGCTTCCGTGCCCGCTTCATCGCCCGGCGCATGGCGTGGTAGTCGTAGGCATCGGCAGCCCACCCGCACATCCACATCAGGACGGCCAGAATGACCGGGCCGCACAGCACCAACAAAAATGCAATCTCGAATGTCATGGGAAAACTCCTTTCTTTTCAGCTCACAGTTCCGCCGAAATTCCTGATGGCTTTCTTGCGCAGTCGGGACATCGTGTAAGACACCGAAGCTCGCGTGACGCCCAGCGACCGGGCGATTTCCGCCTGCGTTGCGCCATTGGCGTACATCATAGCGACGATTCGCTCACGCGGCGTGGACAGCTCCATCATTCGTCGCAGAATGACGTTTGTGAGGGCTTCCTCCTCCACGTCGGCATCCGCCAGCAGCGTGTCCCCGTAGGTGACAACCTCGCGCCCCATTACCACTGGCTTGTCCAGACTGTACACCGTCCCAGCGCGGCACTTGCGCCGCCGATGACGCAGCTCCGTCAGCAGCATCCATTGGCAGCAGTCATACAGATAGGTGCCCGGTCGGCTGACAGCAGGGTCGTAGCGCTGTGCGCCGTAGACCAGCCCCATGCAGGCGATGGAGAACAGGTCGTCCAATTCCAGCCCGACGGTCTTGCCGCTGCGCCTAAAACGCGCAGCCGCGCAACCGGCAAGCCCGATGTTCTGCTCGACCAACCGTCGCTGGGATTCCGTCAACGCCTGCATGCGGATTCCTCGTTTCTCCCGTCGCGGGGGAAAATCAGCGGGATTTGCTCGTAGGGCTTGCCCAGCAGATCCATCACCTGATAACACTCGGCCAGCGTCCACGGCGACCTCGCGTTCAGCTTGCGCGATACCGTCGCTGTGCCAATTCGCAGCCGCCGCGCCAGCAGCGGTTCTGTGTAGCCGCCGATGTACAGCTCCGTTCGCAGTTTGTGGTAGGGCCTCATGCCAATTCATCCTTTCTTCTTTGATTATAAGTGGCGGAAACGCAACTTTAACGCAAAAGAATTACTCGAAGAAGATGCGCATCACAAGCTCAGGGGTCAGGTTAAGCAACTTGCTAATGGTGGTGATTTCACTCTGCTTGAACTGAGAATGACCGTTTGCCTTGCGGCTGAATGCACTCATACTGATTTCGCACGCATCGCAGATGTCCTCGGCGGATTTGTCATTTTCAAGCATCTTCGCGAGCAGCAGATTCTTGTTCATTACCGTTCCTCCTTTCAGAAACGAAGTGGCGTTTACGCAACACGTTATAGCATACAAAACTGGGAATGTCAAGGGGTAAAGTGGCGAAAATGCTAAATTTTATGGTTATTTCCCTCGTTTTGTTGCTTAAATGCCTTTTTGACGGTATAATAAGGGCAAATACGCGAACGAGCAGTCGCGAAGAAAGGAAGATGAAAATGAAGATTGCAGACATCATCAAAATGCGGCGGAAAGAGCTGGGCATGACGCTGGAAGAGGTCGGACAGATAGTCGGCGTGGACAAGACCACGGTGCGGCGCTGGGAGGCGGGCGGCATAGCGAATATGCGGCGCGACCGAATCGCAAAGCTGGCAGAGGCGCTTCAGATTGAGCCGACCGACCTGATCGGCGAGGACGATACCGGCGACCCGGTGCGGAACTACACCAACATCTGGGCGCGGGAGGTGGTAAAGGCATACAAGGCCGCGCCGGAGCACATCAGAGTGGCTATGTGCGCCATGCTTCAGGTACCGCCGCTGAATCTGCCGGAACAGGAAGAAAAGGAGGAACGGTGAGATGACGGGAACGGAGCGGCGCTCGGAGGCAATCTGGATTGAGAGCCGCAAGCTCTGGCTGCTGAAGGTTCAGAAAGATGGCGTGCGCAAGCCCTTCCAGAGCAGCACGCCCGGCAGAAAGGGCAAGCGCGAAGTGGAGGCAATGGCCGACGAATGGCTGGAATCCGGCGCAGAGGACATGGACTTCCGCATGGCGTGGAAGCTGTTTCTCGACGATTTGCAGAAGCACAGCGGGCGCGGGAATTACACCAACCACGAATCCGCCGGTCGGCTGTACATCCTGCCGCACATCAAGGCGACGCAAATCAGCAAAATCTATCCGGCGCAGTGGCAGAAGTGCATCGACGCGGTCATCAGCAAGGGATTATCCCGGCGCATGGCCATCAACGTGCGCAGCAGCATCACGGCGTTCCTGGCTTATGCGGACAGAATGCGCTGGAAAACAGTTCCGATAAAGGATCGTGACCTGAAGGTCAACCAAGCGCCGCCGCCCAAAAAGAAAAAAATCCTCCAGCCGGACGCGGTGGAGAAGCTGATGACCAACAGCGCGGTGGAGAAGCGCGGGAAGCTGCAGGAGGCGTTCTACATTCACTCATGGCGATTCACTGTGCTGACGGGGATGCGCCGGGGCGAGGTGTACGGTTTGCAGTGGAAAGACCTCGATGACAACGTCGTCAGCATCGGCCGCAGCATCAACAAATTCAATGAGCAGACCACGGGCAAAAATGACAACGCCCAGCGCGAGGTGGTGCTTTCCGACGTGGCCATGCAGACCCTCGCAGCGCAGCGGGAGATGCTGGACGCGATGAACATCCGCACGAAGTGGATTTTCCCGGACGAATGGGGAGAGCGCAGCGACCCGAACAGAGCCTATAAGCAATGGCAATTCTTCTGCCGCACTCATGATATTCAGAGCTCCATCCACGAAATGAGACACACCTATATAAGCATGATGAAGAACGACCTGCCGGAACAGATGATAAAAGACCTTGTCGGGCACAGCGTTGACATGGACACCTTCGGCGTGTACGGGCATGTCGTAGACCGCGAGCAGGAGCGCGCCAAGACGCTGATGAACGCGACCTTCGACCGCCTTCTGGACGGCGCACAGCCGACCGCACCGGCGGAACTGCCGCCGCAGGTGGGCAAGGTTGCACGCGGCCACATCGATACCCGGCACACGGACGCGGCGAAAGCGCGGGCGGCGCTGCAGTTTGGATTTGTGCAGCCTGCTAAAAAAGGCCGCCCGAAGAAGGCCTCGCAGGGCTGAAAAACAGGGGTGCGAATCAAAAGCGATATACAACATGCCTAAAAGCGAAAACCAAAACGGGTGTAAAAACGGGTGTAATTAATTTTGCACCCGCTTTTCATTTGTTAATTCTGGATATTTGACAGCACCGGACTTGCAAAAACATCAAAATATCCACAGAAAACGGCATATTTCGGGCAAATTGTGGATAACAGAAAACCCGGTTCTTCGTTTTGAAGAACCGGGCGATGGTCGAGGTGACAGGATTTGAACCGGAGTTTGATATATCTAATTCAGCATATCTCACATCAAAATCGGCACAATTCAGCGGAATCCTTGTCGTATTTGATAGGGGGCAAATCACGCTTTACAAGCCAAACGGGTGTAAAAACGGGTGTAATTTCCCGCCGCGCTCCTGCGACCTTTTCAGGAAATGCAGGATTGGGGTGATGTGCAATCCGTCAATCCTCCGCTCGAATCTTGGCGATGATAGCGTCTACATCTGCACGGGGCGCATCGACGCACTTGTAAATGACATCGACGGAAATGCCGTTGTGAAGCATCCCGCGAATCACGTCCGTGCGGCCCTTCATCTCCGCGTTATACTCTCGCGAAGCCTGATCGCGCTTGGCGCTCATCTCGTAGTCGTACATACGACGCAGGTCGGGGTCGTTGAGCGAAACCTGATAGCGCTTGGCAAAGGCTCTCATTCCTTCGGTCATGTTACTGAGCACCTCCATTTCATGGTCGCTTTTATAGCCCTCGTCCAGCAGATACAGCCAGCGAAGCAGAGGGTCATTCTTGACGCTTTCCAGCGTCGGGTTAGTATCACGGAACTTCGGAAGCTCGATATTGTAGATACGGAATGCATCCGATGCTGGAGCAGGGCTTTTCCGATACATCAGGCTGATGGGCTGCAAGAGGTCTGGATGATCCCGGCGCAGCACGAAGTCCAGCAGGTTAATCACGCGCACTTTTGGAACTTTGTTGTAGGTCTGCCCTTCGAGAAACTCTTCGCTCATCAGATTGCTACCGTAGAACCACGAGCGGTCGTTCATGGCAGGCTCCAAGTAGGCCTGTACCTCAATGTCAAACAGCGAACCGTCGGCGGCCTCTACCCGAACGTCCAACCGTCCGCCGTGCGCGCCGAACACACGCTTCTTCACATCATACTGCGTTTGAATGGCCTTGACTTTGCCAATCAGCGGGTCGCCTGCATCCGTCAGCACGCCGTCGATAAACTCCTGCATGGAGATATTCATATCTCTATCGGAAAACAGGTAGTTAAATACCGAATCGGCCAGCGGCTCATATTTGATTTTCTCGTAGCTCTCCATTGCGTGTATCCTCCGTTCCTGATTCTATTATACCACGGCACAAGGGGAAACGTCAAACCAATTTCTCTGCGAAAGAACACGTCCATCCCGATGGAGATTCTTTCAGGCGGACAACAAATGCCCTTGGCGGACAACAGGCGGACAACAAATTCTCGCGAAAAATCGTTGTCCGCCAAATGGGCTGTTGTCCGCCTAAACCCTTTTCAGGCGGACAACGGGCGGACAAGAACACGATTTTGACCACCCTGTTGTCCGTGTTGTCCGCCTTGTCCGCCAAGCCCGCAAGCCCTTGATATGTCGGGCTTTTCAGGGCGGACAACAAATTCGCAAAGCCCCCTGTCTGTTGTCCGCCTGTTGTCCGCCATACCATATATGATACGGGGCGGACGACACGGACAACGCGGACAAGGCGGACGAGGCGGACAAGGCGGACAACAAACTATACAAAAACGCACACACCCGGCGGACAACACCCATAGGGGAAAATTCTTCTTCTTTTTTTATTTGTATATAGGGCGGACAGATACACACCACCATGCCCCCCTCCGGCTGTTCGCAGCTGGAAGGTGGGCATTTTTGATATGCCCCTCTTTCGCACAGAAACGCCCCTGTGAGCCGTTCTGCGTTTGGGTGAGCAACGGGAGCGGATGGCGTGCGAAGGGGCAAGACGGCGGCAAGGCGTGACGCGCTGACCATTTGCGTGGGTTCACGCAAATGGTGGGCATCATCTTCGTGAGGTCATGCCGATGTTTTGTCAGCGGCGGCAAAACATCGGCATGAGAAAAGCCCCGCCGGAGCGGGGCGATGGTGTTATTCTGCTGGCACACAGACAACGACAAGCCGTCCGCCTACGCCTTCCTCGGAGCAGGTGGCGAGGGTCAGAAGGTTGTCTCCGTACTGCGCGGTGGAGGGAAGGTTCACGACGGAGCGGCGCTTCGCTTCCTGCACATAGGCGGTGAAGGAAGTTTCGTCCGGGAAATCCGTCACGGCGAAGTCGAAGTAGTCCGCCGCCGTCGGGTCAACGTTGGCGTAGAACACGGCGATGGGGCGGTAGTCGCGGATTTCGTACAGCGAGGCGTAGCGCACATAAGGGTGCTCCGCCAGATACTCCGCCTCCGTCATGCGGTTCAGTTTGCCAAACCGGGAGCCGTCGCGCATGTTGTGCCCGTACAGGATGGTGTTCTGTCCCAGCGGCCACGCGGAACAGCGGCAGTCCATGTAAATCATGCCCGCCGGGTCTTCGCTGCGGTCGAAGCGGTGGCTGGCGTAATAGGCGTTGTCCTCGCCCTGACAGACGTACAGCACCATGTCATCGAAGCCGACCATGCCCACAAGGTCGCCGTTTGTCTGCAAAAGCTCCTGCGCGTAAGCGAACATCTGTGGCGGTGTTTCCGAGGGCGCGGGGGCGCTGGTTGGCGCGGTTGTGGGTGCAATTGTCTGCTCGGTCTGAATCCGGGTCAGCGTCTCCTGTGCGGCGCGTTCCTCGGCGGCACGGTGGCTCTGGCGAGTCAGGCGCGTGATGAGCGTCCCCGCAAGCACAAGAAAAGCGGCAGCGCACGCAATCTCAATCACAAGCCACTTGCGCCGCTGCCGTTTCCCTTTTCGATTTCTCGAACGCATTATTTGCTCAGATTCCTGCGTTTCCTGTCTGCAATGGCCACACCGGCGAGCGCCGCCACGCACAGTCCAGCGACCGCGGCGGTGGACACGACGGAGGAATCGCCCAGTTCAGGGGTAGCGGAGGAATCGCCATAAAGGGTCTTCCCGTGCGCCATCGGGTCGCTCTCAATGTCGCCATAGCCAATTTCACCGCGGCGACCAGCAAGCCCATCAGACCACATGTCATAATCATCAGGAGGCGTCATGCTTCTCTCCGACGTGGCGAAAGCACTGCCTGCCAGCAAACACATCACAGCAAGAAAAATGACAATTGTTTTACGAATTTTCAATTACAGCACCTCCAATTCTTCCGAGAGTATACCATAGATTGTCATTTTCGTCAACCATTATTTTCAAACGAACAAAAAAAGCGGAGGCAAGCACTTGCCTCCGCCGGGAATCAGGTCTTCAAGGCGTCATAAATCCACGCCGTGTGGTACAGCTCGTACATCGGCCACGCGAAGTACTCCTTGTACGTCTTGGTGTCATGGATGCTCTTCAGGAAAGAATCACCCATGAGCGCGCACCATTCGCCCACCGCACCAAAGCAGTTGTACTTCTCCTTCGTATAGGTCGTGTAGTCGCCAGAGGTAACTTTATGCGTATCCGTTCCAGCCGTCGTGTCGCAATACTCCTCCAGCCACTTCTGAACGAAGTTGGAAATCTGTGCATCCGTCACCGTAATCGGGGCATGGCAGTACATGCACTGCGAACGCGGGGCAAAGCTGCTGCCGTTGTAAATTTCAACGCCGTTACTCCCATAGGAGATAATCGGGTTGTTGTAAGTCCTACCCAGCAGCGTCAGCCCGGTCTTCATGATCTGGATGTCATAATGGCCGGAGTTGCCCTTATCGGGCTTAAGGTAAGATGTCAGAGGGAGATGAATGCGAATCTTACAGGTGTAGCTTGCCATAATGTCACTCCTCCATTCTTCTTGTTGAGAGAATCAGCGAATCAGCTGGCAGTGCGCCCACGCCGCGTAATACTGCTTGTACATCGCCCACGTCGCGCAGGTCATGTAATTGCTCTTCGCAGCGGCGCTGTTGTGGATGTTCAGCAGGCCGTTGTCGCCCAGCGCAGAGCACCACGCAGCGACCGCGCCGAAGGAATTGTTGCGCGCCGTCGTGAAGGTCTTGTAATCCCAGTTGGAATTGACCTTGTAGGTGGAAGCGTTGCTGTCCTTGGAGCTGTAGGTCAGCACCTTCTGCATCTGCTTGACGAAAGCACCCACTTTGGCAGAGGACGCGGTGAAATGGAACGTGCAGGCCAGCATGTCGAACGTGAAGATGTTCACCGTCTTGTTCGGGTTGAAAATCTTCACATAGCCCTGCCCGTTATTCGAGCCGCCGTAGCTGAACACGGGGTCAACCACAGAGGTGTGGGAATCGAAGTTCAGCGGGGTGTTGCCCATGCTCTTAATCATGAGGTCGTAGTGACCGTAATCAGAGGTTTTCGGGCGACCATTCGCATCCAGCGGCAGATAAATGCGCACATAGCAATCGAAATTTGCCATCGTTCATCTCTCCTTGTGTCGTTAAAGGTAAAGAGTATCGGGAACCGGCTTCACACAATGAACATTCACACCACCTCCCTTCTGCGAGGGCATATGAAAGCAGGGCGCGCGCTCAGGCGCAGCCCTGCGGTTCATCGACGCGGAATATGGGGATTGTTGCCGGAGAATACATACGGCTCTGTCAGATACCGCCCGTATTCCGGGCAGTAGGGAACGCCGCCGTTGTCGTACAGCCCGGTTTCCGGGTCGTAGAGCATCCCACGGAATCGCACTGGGTTGTCTGCGCCCAGAGTGTCCGCCAGACGACCGGATACGGCAAGCTGTCTGCCCCATGCGTCGTAGTCATAGGACACGGCTGTCTCGCCGGAGCCGTCCAGCAAGGCGACCACACTGCCCGCGCTGTCGCACAGGCATGTGTACGCCGTGCCGTTGTACTCGACCCTCTCCGGGCAGCCGCGCTCGTCGTAGCTGTAACGCAGCGTCGTCTTCCGCTCGATCTCGTCATAGCCCGTGCGGGCGATGACCATCTGCGCGAGCCTGCCCTGCCGCCATGAGTAGGAGGTGATGACAGGGAGCCAACTCGCATCCATGCGCTTTTGCAGGCGCTGACCGGAAGCATTGCAGCGGAAGGTGAGCGTCTTTCCGTCGGTGCGCATGGATGAAAGCCGCCGAGACTTCCACTCATAGCGCCAGCCGCCCGCTTCTGCCAGCTCTCCGGCGGCGCTGTAGACAAGCAGCTGGTCGCCATAAGCACACAGTCGGTCGCCCGCATAGAGCAGACGGATGACCTCACGCGCCGCGCCCGGCGTGCCGATGGTGAACATGTGGCGCGTCTTCGCGGTGAGATTGCCGCGTTCATCGTAGCAATAGCGCCATGTGGCGTTTTCCGCAGGGTCGTCCACGCGAATCAGGCGATGGCGGCCGTCGTAGGAAAAGAGGGTCGTCCGTCCGCAGCGCGTTTCGGATGTGACCGTCTCGCCATCCGGCGAATAGGTGGCGCGCAAGACGTTGCAATCAGTCACAGGGCACCTCCTTATAGTGATTTCGGGAGCCGCTGCGCTGGGCAGCGACCCCCGAATGGGTAGCAAATTGCTCTGCAAGAAGGGCGTGCGCCCCTCTCTTACGTCCCTGTCGCAATCCACGAAACCGGGTAATCATGGTCGGGCGTTCCGCCGATGATGCTGATTTTGCACCCGGTTTTGGTCACGCTCAAGACCTTGACAATGCCGGATGTGTCCGTGTCGCTTTCGCCAGTCTGGCAATGGCTCGCCACGACAACCGGCGCGGAAGTGAACCCGGTTGCGCTGTAGTCAACAACCAGCTCTTTACCGGGTCCCACTTGTGCCATACCTGTCCCGTTCGCGATTTTCGTGCTGGACGTGCCGCCGCCCGCCTCCAGCGCTTCCAGTCGTGCGGCAATCGTTCCTTTTGTATTGTCATACGCAGCGCCTGCGCCGTGAATTGAAACGCCGTTAGCATTCGCGGCATTGATGGCTGTCGTGATTTTTTCGTCAAGTGCTGCGTCTTGAGAATCAACGTAGGACTTTGTAACGTCTCCCGCACCGCCGGGAATAACGTTCCCGGAAACGTTGTTAACAAGTTTTTCCTCAGAAAGAACGCATAAAGTAAAAGATATGTCGTCTTTCGTTATTTCCAGCGGGGAACTATGAGCGTTAAACCACACGATAGTGCCATACACTTCTGCCAATTCGACTTCTGCTGTGTATGTGTTTGATACTCGCGAAACAGAAAAATATACTGAAACTGGTTTTCCGGTTTTTGAAAATGCTTGCACAATACATCTTTCAGGCGTGATATTTTTATCATCGCACACGAATGCGAATTGAACAGACTGAACAAGTCCGCCTACTGGTATTGTTTTTGAACCTATGGGCGTGCTATAAGAGTTGTAATACTTAGCCCGGATGTTTGTTGTACTCTCCACCTTCAGCCCATCGCCAGCTTCGAGCGTGTTCAACCGCGCCTGAATCGTCCCCTTCGTATTGTCATACGTCCCGCCTTCGCCATGAATTGAAGCCGCATTAGCATCAGCAGCATTTTTCGCATCCGCCGCCGCTTCTGCCGTGCTCGTGCCGCTCGTTTGCAGCGTTTCAACCTCCTCCTTCAGGGTGGCGTATTTGCCCACCTCGGAGATGGCGGTTTCCAGACGGTTCAGCGCGTCGGGAATCGGTTCGCCGGGCGTGTCGCCAATCCCGGACATGGACGCTTCCACGGTGCCGGTGTAGATGGCGGCCTTCAGGATTTCTTCGCCGTCCACCATGCGCAGCTCAAAGCGCACGCTGCCGGACTTGGCGACCTCGGTGCTGGTCAGCACCAGCTTGTAGTTGTTGGTATCGCCCACGCGGGTCATCTGCGCCGCATAGGGCTCCTTGTCGCCGGTGCGCTGAATGACGCAGACGATATTCGCGTTCGGGCGGTCGGTCAGGGCGCTTGTGCAGTCAAAAACGATCTGCCGGGAAAGATTTTCGCCCACGCGCCCGATACGCCCCAGCGAGCGCGTCTCCTGCGAAAACGGCGCGGAAATGGTAATCTTCTCTGCCACTTGGCGTTCACCTCCGTATCAGTTCAAGAGGACAGCCGCAGATGCGATCTGCGGCTGTCCCTGTGTGTTCAGTTTTTCCGGGAGAACTCGCCGGATACCCAGCCGACCTTCCCAGCAATCTCAATGGCGTGCCAGCCGTTCTCGGCGGTCGCCACCCACGGGTAGGTCTTACCCGGCTTCGCGGCGGTGATGCGCGTGTACTTCGTGCCGTTGCCGACGCGAACGTTCACCCTGCCGCCGCTGGATACGATGGTTACGGTGTTCTTCTGCACAGCGGGCGTTTCGGGCGTAGGATCGGGCGTGCTCGGCTCCGCGGGCGTGACCGGCGTGTCGCTGGATGCGCCGTCGCCGCTGCCGTAATCCGGGCGGCCGTAGCCCGCGATGCGGTTGTAGTCCAGCCGGTACTTCTTGCGCCATACGCCGCCGCCGTTGGCGACTACGCCGGAAGCGCCGGAGGTGTTGCCCTCGATGGTGTACACATAGGTACTGTCTACCTTGTAGACCAGCCCTGTGTGCTGCACCGCCGGGCCGCCTATGGCGTTCTTCGGCCAGAAGAAAATCTGGTCGCCCGGCTGCGGCGCGCTGAACAGCCGTCCCTTCGCCTTGTAATAGCTGCGGGAGTATCGGCATCCCGCGCCCGCGCTCTTCAGCGGCTGACACAGCAGCTTCAGCGCCGCGTTCCTGCCGTAGGCGGTGACGAAGCACCAGTCCACAAACACGTCGCACCACGCGTAGCCCTGCTTGCGGCCGTTGTAAAAGCCGGGGATTGCGTCGAGGTCGCGGGCGTACTTGGTGTAGTTCTTATCGCCCGCGTTCTCCGTCTTGCCGTCGAGATTCTTGTTGTTCGCCTTTTCCAGATACCCGACTTCCGCCTCCGCGACGGAAAGCACCCTGTTCACATCGTACATGGTATACCCTCCATAAGGGGCGCGGCTTATTCGCCGTCGCCCGAATGGTCGTCCTGCTTGCCCTTTTCGTCCACAATTTCAATGGCTTTCAACACGTCCGCACCATCAATGTTGGTGACACCGCCAGCGCTCGCCGCGTCCGCCATGCCCTCGCCGATGATGTAAGCCACCACCGTCGCGCCTGCCATGATGAGCGCGGATACCTGCGTCGCAGTTTCCTCCGCGCCGCCCAGCGCCACGATGAGCATGGACACAAAACTGCCGATGGCCAGCCAGAACTTGCGGCTGGTCAGCTTCCGCTGAATGTCTTCCCACCTCATAGAAAATCCCTCCTCAAATTATCGGTTCACAAGATACTGGTTCAGCTTCCGGGACGCTTCCTGCATCTCGTCGGCATTCCCGTTGTGCAGCTCGTGTCCCAGAAGCGCCATCAGCGCCTCACAGGTGACGCGCTGGCCTTCCTTCAGCGCCACAAGCTGCTCGTCGTGCCGGGCGACCTTGTGCTTCAGGCTGTCCGCGGGCTTGCGCCAGTTTCGGATTACCTCAATGGCCTTGCCGATGGTGGTCACAGCGCCGCAGCCAGCCAGAAAAACCAGAGCCGCCGTGTAGATTTGTCCCCCGGTGATTCCATTCACCTTCGCTCCCTCCCCTCCGATAGGATATAGAAAAAGCCGCTCGTCGCGGCGATCTCCCTATACGCGCACCCATGCGCCGTCCCTGCGGTAGTACGGCACGCACTGCTTCCACGCACCGTTTACGCGCACCCACACGGCGCACTGCTTCCACGCGCCGTTCACGCGCACATAGGCCATGCCGTCGATGTAGCTGACGGTCAGGGTGCAGGAGGTAACGCGGGCGTAGTTGGCGGAATAGCCGTCGGCCTTGGACGTTTCCCCGTTGTACAGCACAAGCGCGGAATTGCCCTCGGTCAGATAGGCGCGCAGGGCGGCGAAGAACGCCGCGTTGCTGGACGCGCTCAATGTGTGGGTGGTCGTGTTCGAGTAGAACTTGCCCGTCAGTGTGCCCAGCGCCGCGCCCACCTGCGCGGAGCCGCGCAGGGACTTGTCGAACGCCTGCACATTGGCCCGGTGAAAGGAAAGCACCTTGCCGCTCGACCCGGAGCCCGCGCCGGAGCAGGTGATTTTGAGCGTGATGCTCTGGATGACCTTGCCCCTGAGCGCCGCGCCCGCGCCGTTAAAGAGCATCAGCCCGACGCGGGACTGGCTGGGCTTTGTGGCCATGTACGCGCCCTGACACGCGCCCTCGCTGCTGCCCATCGCCCATTCGTTCGAGCCGTACCAGACGTACCCGATGGTGGTGTTGCTGTTCGCCGTGGCGGTGAATGTACTGCTCATGTGCCCTCCTTACACGGGAACAAGGCAGATTTGCCCGTCCTCGCCCGTGTCCGGCAGCGTCTCCGCGTAGAACACGCCCAGATTCGTCAGCGCCGCCTTCGCCGTACTCGCGCCCGTGCCGCCGTTGGCGATGGGAACCGGCGTCGCCATGCCCGCGTGGAACAGGCGGTAGCTGTAGTAGCTGCCGTTCTCCACGCAGCGCAGCACCACCGCGTCGTCCTTGCTGGCTTTGTACTTGGCCGTGCGCACTTCCAGCATCCGGCGGTTCGTGCCGCTGCTGTCCTCCCACGCGGAAAAAGAACCCGCGCCTGAATAGCTGCCCTCGAACACGACGCGGTTCGTCGTGTCGTTGTAGGTGGGCAGCAGATACAGCGACGGATAGAGCCGCCCGCTGATCTGGAGATTGCCGGTCATGGCGTCGCCGCTCTTCTGCACCGCGCCGATGTTCGCGCAGGCGCTCGCGCCATTGTTCGCGCCCGTGCCGCCCTGCGAAACCTCCAGCGGCTCGGTCAGCTTAATCGGCCAGCCGAACTCGACCGCGCCGGGCGTCTCGGCCACCTTGCCAAAGGCGATGCCCGTGCCATCCTGATAGAGGTCAATCATGACCTGCTTTGTGCCGATTTCCACCGACTGCTCCACATAGTAGAATGTGTCGGTGACGCGAATCTTCAGCTCGTAGCTGCTCAGCACATCAAAGGTCTGCGGGAGCAGGGCGTTCGTGACCCCAATGGAGTAACTCAGGGGAATCAGGTTCTGCGCCGTCGCCCACGCCTCCGCACCGCGTGTGCGATAGTAGACCGTACACGCCATGTCGTTCTTATTGCCTACCGGGGAAGCCGTCGCGGACGCGGTGATGCGCACCCTTGTGCCGTCCATCTGGGCGGCGCTGCCGTCCTCGGTGCAGCGCTCGGCAGAGAACGCCGTCAGCTTCGGCGGGTCGTAGGCCAGCACCGTGACGGTTTTGGTGACGGTCGCCGTGCGTCCGCGGGAATCGGTGACGGTGACGGTCAGCGCGCTGTCCCCGGCGACGTTCAGCGCGCCGGTGGTGAAGCTCGCGCCGGAATAGACCGCGCCGTTCAGCGTCGTGCGGTAGGCGGCAATGGTGCTCTTCTGCGCGCCCGCCGCCGTGATGGACACGGACAGCGTGCTGCGCGTGCGCACAAACGCGCCGAACTTCGCCGCCACGCCCTGCGTCGCTTCCTCAAAGGTCACGGCGGAAATGGTCGGCACAATGCTGTCCGGCACAACCAGCGTGAACGTGGTCTTCTTCGTGCCGATGAGCGTCCCGCCGATGTAGGTGTCGCAGAGCAGCGTGCCCCAGCCGGAGGCGGCAGACGGAATCTGCGCCGCCAGCGACACCGGCGGCGTCCACTCATAGGAATCGCCCACGTCCGTGGCAATCGTGCCGTTCTCGGTGAAGAAGCTGTAGCGCAGGGTGTGCGTCGCCGCCGTGCTCTGCCGGTTGGTGGCGATCCGCATGACCGTGCCCATCGTCACGGTGCTGTTTTCCAGCGTGGGCTGGCTGACCGCCTCCTGATAGGTAATCGTGATGCTGGCCGCCGTCCATTTCAGGTAGTTCTTCGAGTACACCTGCGAGGACTGCTCCGGGTCGGGATTGTAGAGAATCACCGTGTTGTTCCCGGCGGCAAAGTAATTCGCCAGATTCGTCAGCAGACCGCCGGACAGCGTGTAGGAGGACGTGTTGCCGTAAAACTGCCCGACGAACGTGCCCAGCGGCGCGCCGACAAAGGCGCTGCCCTTCACGCCGGACTGGGACGTTGCCTGATAATTGGACTTGCGAAGGTAGACCACCTTGTCGCGTCCCAGACCGTAGCCCGCACGGCTGGCGGTGGCGGTAATCTGAATCCCGGTGATGACCTTGTTGGTCATGTTCATGCCGGGGAAATGCAAAAGGCCGACGCGGTTTGCGCCCGCCGTGTAGTACTCCTGTGTGGCTTCGCTGCTGTCTATCACGCCCTCCGCCGTATAGCTCAGGGTGCGCAGGCTCGCCGTGTATGTGGCCGTAAGCGCCATGCTCTGCCTCCTTTAACCCGTGTAGACGATGGACATGTTGCCGTTCGTCTGCGGCTCAAACGCGAATTTACCGATTTGCAGCCGGGTCAGAATTTCCGCCTGTGTGACGTACAGTTTGTTGTTGGAGAGGTAAGCGACCTCGGAATCGTTCATGTAGAACGCCAGCCGCTCGTTCATCACGCGGAACGTGAAGGGGTTGCCGGTCTTGCCGATGGACAGCGTGCCGTCCGTGAACTTCATGTAGTCCTGAATGAGCTTGAGCTGCTCCTCGGTGGCGCTGTCTCCGGCTTCGGCGTTCGCAATCAGCTCTTTGATTTGCGTCGTCGTCCAAGTGAAGCTGTCCTGCGTCTGCTCGGCCAGCGAGGAAAGCTGACTGCGCAGGCTTTCCGTGTCCTCGGCGGCGGTGTAGTTCGCCTTGACCTCGGATAAAACGCCGTCCGCCTTCGTCTGAATCAGCGACCGCATCTCCGTCTGGTCATCCGCGTACTCCACGCGCTGCACAATGCCTGTGTTGCTGGACAGGTCGAGCGTCTCCCCAAAATTCGCCGCCACATGGTCCGTCGTCAGCGTGCCCGCCTTGACGTTCGCGCCGGTGATGGTTTCGGCGGCGATTTCTGCGCCGGTAATCGTTCCCGCCAGAATCTCGTTGGCGGTGATGGTCTTGGAGGCAATCTCCGCCGCCGTGATGCTGTGCGCCACGATTTTGTCCGCCGTGATGGTGCGCTCGGTCAGCACATAGCCGTCGATGGTGTCCACCTGCGTGCTGGTCAGCTCGCCCATGTTGTTGATGGCGTAGACGAGGCTCTGCTCGCTGCCGCGGATAATCAGCCGCTCCACGGACAGCGTGCCCGCGGTGATGCGGTTGGCAGACAGAGAAACGATTTTCGCGTCGGTGATGGAGCCGTCGGCAATCTGCGCCGTGCCGATAGCGCCCTGCTGAATGAGGGCGGCGGTAATCGCGCCCAGCGCAATCTTCGCCGTCTCGATGGCGGCGTCCTTGATCTGCGCGGAGCCGATGGCCGCCTGCGCAATCTTCGCCGTCGTGACGGACAGGTCGTCCATCTGCGCCGTGCCCACGGCGAGGTCGGCGATTTTTGCGCGGGTGATGGCGGCGTCCGCAATCTGCGCTTCGCCGACCGCCGCCTTCTGGATGTGCGCCGAGCCGATGGCGGCTTCTTTGATGTTGGCGCTGTCAATGGCCGCCTTGTCGATTTTCGCGTTGGTAATGGCCGCGTCCTCGATCTTGGCGGAGCTGATGGCCGCGTCGGCAATCTTCGCCTTGGTGACGGCGGCGTCTTTGATGTTCGCCGTCTGAATCTCGCCGTCGCCGATGTGGGCGGAATGGATGACGCCCTTGCCAATCTGCGCTTCGCCAATGGCCGCGTCCTTGATCTGTGCGCTGCCGATGGCGGCGTCGGCGATTTTAGCCGTGGTGATGGCGGCGTCCGCAATCTTTGCCGTGCCAATGGACGCGTCCTCGATCTTGGCAGAGCCGATAGCCGCATCCTTGATTTTTGCGCTGTCGATGGAAGCGTCGGCGATCTTCGCGTTCGTGATGGCCGCGTCGCGGATGTGCGCCGTCTCAATGGCGGCCATCTTCACCTGCAGCGACCCCACCGAGCCGTTCTGAAGCTGACCCGCGCCCACGGAGTTCATCGCCAGCTTTGCGCCGGTGATGACCCCGGATGGCAGCTGTCTGCCGGAGATGGTGTTGCCCTCAATGGCGTCCGCCACCTTGCCCAGCGTCACCTTCGTGTAGCGCTTGAGCAGACAATCGTAGGTGTACTGCGTCATGCGCATGGACACCGATACGCCGATTTTCCGGGCAATCACGCGCACCGCGTCGCCCAGATAGATGTGCTGGAGAGCGGCGTACTGCGCGAACTCCACGGTGTTTTCGGCGCTGATGAAGTCCACCGTCACAGTCACGTCCGGCAGGTCGCACCCGCCGTCGTACTGCTCCTGCACCGCCTTTCGCATCAGCTCATAGCACTGGGCGATGGTCTTTTTGTCGTCCTCGTCGTCGCTTTCCTTCGCTTCGGACACGTCGAGGTGAATCCACTTCGGGTGGATGTACTTGTCAATGTTCGGACTGTCGATGTACAGTTCCGGCAGATAGATGGTCTCGCCGTCCTTGTTCTCGCCGGTGGGCATGATGCGCGTGACCACGCTCGTCTCATCCACGTCGTAGGACACACCCAGAAGGTTTTTCCCCTCGCGAATCTGCACGTCCGTGTCCCGCCCGACGCGCTTCACCAGAAACACGTCCCACCAGTCCCGCGCCAGCTCCGCCTTGTACTTCTCTACAAAGCCGTCGTCGTCCAGAAGCGCATCCACCGGGTTGACATGCTCAAAGACCACCTCTTCGGCGGTCGTGTCGATGTCCGAATAGAAGGTGAAGCTGTGCTCGGACAGGCACGCCTCGGACAACTTCGCCAGCACCGCCGCGCCATGCATCTTTTCTTCCGGCTCGTACTTCTTGATGAGATTGTCCATCAGGTCGTAGAAGATGTGCCGGGCGTAAACCGTCACCTTCGTCAGGTCGGGCACCGTCCGATAGATGCGGAAGGGCTGATCGCGCAGCTGGCGCGCCTCGATGACCTCGCCGGTGGCGACGCCGGGCACGGGCTCCGTGCGCACATATTTGAGGTACTGCGCGTGCATAAAGCCGTGCTTGCCGTCCGGGCAGGAGGTTTCGTACCACTCGTCGTTCGTCTTATTCAGCACGATGACCTCGGTGCCGGGCTTGTAGCTGCCGATGCGCCGGTGCTTCGTGCTGGGGTCGCTTCTCAGGTACAGCCAGCCGCCGCTGGTCACGACCCTGTAGATGAGCGTGCCCTTGCTCACGTCCACGAGATTCACCCGCGGGGTGCTGGCAGCGGGGACGGGAACGCGGAGAATGCGCCCCTCCACCAGCCGCCGCCACTTGCCCGCGTCGTCAATGGGGTGTTCAAGGGTCAGCTCCCATTCGCCGTTCAGGGTTTCCGTCACCGAGCAGGAGGTCGGGACGACCACGCCCAGACCGTTGTTCGTAAAGTCCGTGCAGTCGGCGCTGTAGATGCAGATCATGGGCGTTCACCTCCTCACAGGGTTCTCCAGTTGGGCTGTACCACCACCTGCGACACACTGCCGCTCCAGCTGATGGCCGTGGCGCCCACGTCAAGGGTCGGGAACTCGCCGCGCATGTGGCTGTCCATGCTCGTTGTGCCGCTGTACGCCTCCATCGCCGGGGTGTCCAGCGTGATGCTGTCGGTGATTCCCGTCAGCTCGACGATCTGCGTGCCCACCATGAGCGTAATGTCGCCGGAGCCGTACACGGTGATGACCGGCTCGGCGAACACGCAGCCGGGGTTGTAGAGCATCTGCGTCGAGGTCGTCAGCGTCTCCGCGCCCACGTCGGAGAAGTAGAAAAACGGCTTGCAGCGGAAATTGACCGCGAAACTGCGGTTCGGTTTTCCCCGCAGAATGCGGTCAAAGGCAATCTGGTTGATGACCCGCGCATAATAAAAGCCGCCCTGCCGGTTGGCAAAGGTGACTGTGCCGCCGCCGCGCAGCCATGCGGCGATTTCGTCCAGTCGGCTCACGTCGGCAATGAAGCACGTCGCCGTGAGCGTCAGGTCGCTGTACACGGCGTCGCCCTCCAGCGTAGTCAGGCTGCCGCTGCGGCCGGGAACGTCGGTAAAGGTCACACGCTCGGAAGGGAGCGTGATGGAGGGATGCTCGGAGACGTGAATGCCGTATTCCGTGCATTTCACGCCGTTCCACTCGAACCAGTCCGTCATCATGCCATCCTCAGCCCCCTTCCGCGCTGGTTCCGTCTGGTCAGCGTGGCGATTTCCACGGCCAGATCGCGCACGTCCTGTTCGCTGCGAATTTGGAAAGTCGCGCCTGCGAAGGAGAAGGACGTGCTGTTGTCGGTGTTGTAGGTCTTGCGGTTGTCGTTGGTCGCGGCGACCGCGCTGCTTCCGGCCTCGGTGGTGAGATACCGGGAAGCGTTGCGGATAATCTGCGCCTGCTCCTTCGTCTCCTGCAAAACGCCCTGCCCGAAGCCCTTCATGGTCATCGCGCCCACCTCGTCGCGGAACACGCGGGAGGGGGAATGGATTTGCAGGGCGCTCTTCGCGGCGGCGACGGCGTTCTGGGCGGCGCTGCGCATGGCGGAAATCACGGCGGACTGCCCCGCGCGCACGCCCGCGGCCATGCCGAACATGGCGTTCAGCCCCACGGAGCGCGTAGAGTTCGCGGTAAAGGCAGCGTTCAGCGCCGATTCGAGGTTCGCCACCGTCGCGGCGGCATCGCCGGAGAAGTCGTACTGCGCCATGCCCACGCCGATGCCCGCGGCAATGAACTCACCGGTGGGGTTCATGCGCTTGGACGGGGAGTTGATGTCGGCGGCTTCATTCAGATCCGTCTCCACATTGGAGATGGTGGTTTCCGCATCGTCGGAGAAGTCATGCTCCGCCATGCCCGCGCCGACGCCCGCGGCAATCTGGTCGCCGCTCGCTTCGCCAAAGGAGCGTCCTCCACCGCCACGCCCGGCGGCGTTTATTCCGGAGCCGCCAAATACGATGTCCGGAACCCGTCCGAGCGCGTCCTGATAGGCCTTCGTCAGCGTGGCAACGACGTCGCCTGTCCCCAGAATCGACTTTAGCCCGCCAATAAACTGCTGTCCTGCGCCAATCTCGTCCAGAGAAGATGTAAAGTCGAGAATCGCCTTGAGGTTGGCCAAATCATCTTCAGAGATTGCCTCGCCGTTCTGCACCGCAGCGACAATCTCAGCGACATAGGTTTGCAGCCCCGCCAGCGTATCGCCGTTGAACTGTTCACCCATGCGCTTGTTCAGCCCATCGATATTCAGACCGTCAAGCAGCCCCCAAAGCGTCCAGCCGCTTCCCTTGAGCCGATTAAGTGCCTGCGCTTCCGCTGTGAAGGACTTAATCCAGTCCATTGTAGAGCCGCCCAAGATTTTGCCCAGAAGAGGGCCGCCGTTGTGCTTGCTCGTATTGCCGAAAACGGAGGTCGTGACATAGACTTCTTCCAATGCCTGCGCAGCTTCACGCACGGATACCCCGGTGCCGGTGATTTCCGGCGTGACCAGCACATGCAGCGTGCCGTCCTCGCCCAGCAGAACCAGTTTATCCGGCGTGAGCAGTTCGGTGGGGACAGCGGATGCAGGAATTTCAAGTCCCGTCTCGTTGTAATACTTGACAGCCCCTTTACTGAGCGCCGCCGTCAATTCCTCATCGGTCAGCTCGCCCAGCCGGATGCGCCCGGAGATGGGTACATCTTTATGGGTGCGCGTAAACGCCAGATAGGACTGCAAGTCGTAGCCCGTGATGGCGATTCTGCCGTTTACGGTCGGCGCAGTGAATGCCGGGTCAACCGTATAGCCGGTGATGTTCACGTTCATGTGTTCCAGAAGCCACTTGTAGCGAAGGTCGTCCGTACTGGCTCCTTCGTCGGAGTAGGCGAGCACCATTGCCTGAAGAACCTCCGGCTTGAGGTTCTTCAGCACGTCAACGCCTTCCTTCTCCGCGTATTCCTTGACCTTCGCAACGATTTCGTCAGGCGTGAGCTGGGTAATGTCCGCGCCGCCCGCAATCTCGGTGAAAGCCTCGACGAACGCCTCCGCAGCCTCCGGCTTCAGCGAGGACATGTCCGCCTTCGTCCCGTCCGGGCGAGTGTCGTTGTAGGCGTTGACATACGCCACAATGCCCTCACCGGTGAGCTTCAGCTCTCCCGTCTTGGCGTCCTTGTCCGTATAGCTGGCAATCTTCGCGTCGATTTCCGCCTTCTTCGCCTTTGCCTCTTCGCTCAATTCCCACATGCTGACGTAGGCGTCCGTGGTGATGGCCGCGCCGGGGTCGGCGGCAAATGCCGTCCACGCGGCCTTCGCGCCGTCCAGATTCAGGTCGGTGGCGATTTGGAGGACTTCCTCGGATACAGCGCCGTTGAACATCTCGTTCAGCGGGGCAATCTCCTTTGCACCCTTGAACTGATTGAGATACTGCCCGATGGCGGCGAACTTTTCCAGCATCGCGTCCACGTTGGTGAAGTCCACGTCCGGGAAAAGCGTCTGAAGATCCTCGGCGGACAGCCCCGAACTGGCCAACGACGAAATCTGCGTCAGCATGGTCAGGTACTCGGTGAGCGCGCCCTCGTCCATGCCCTGCGTCAGAGTGTTCAGCTCGGTCAGGATGCCGCTGGTGTCCTGTCCCGCCGCCGTCGCGTCGCTCAATTCCTTCAGCTTCGCAAGCAGCGTGTTCAGCTGCCCTTCGGTCTTCTTCGTGTCGTCCGAGTTCAGCAGCGTTGTGACGTAGCCCTGCGAAGCGTTGGCGAACTCCTTCGCCGCCGCCGCGCGCTGAGCCGTGTACTTTTCATTCAGCGCGGTGAGCTGGGTGTTCCGCTCCGTAGCGTCGTTAATCTGGATGATTTTCTCGTACTCGGCGTCGTACTGGTCGTTCATCTGCTGCAGCACCGCCGCGTAGCCCTGCGATGCGGCGAGGGTGGCCTCCTGATAGAGGGAGGAATCCACCTCCTGCCCCATCGCGGCCGCGCGTGCTTCCGCAGCGCGAACCTTCTTCGCAATGGTATCGTAGGCTTCCGTGCCGCCCTCCGGCTCTTCGGCGAAGCCCCATTTCAGCAGGATCGCCTGCTTCTGATCCATCAGACCATGCCAGAACGCCTTGTTCTTGTCCGTCAGGGTCTTCCCTTGGAAGTAATTCAGGTTCACCCGGATGCGCTTGTCCAGCGCGTCCAGCTCGGCAATGGCGGCGTTGATTTCCTGCGCCTTGGCTGTGTCGCCGCTGGCCTGCGCCTGATCCCGCAGCTCCACCATGTGCGCACGGGTGTCCTTGCTCAGAGCGTCCGAGGAATCCTGCCACTCCTTCACGATGGCGTCTGTCTCGTACTTGCCGTCCGACCAGACCTCCACCATGCCGTCCATCCAGTCCTGCACAGTGCTGGTGGTTTTGGCTGCGGTCTTCTGGAAGTCCTCGGCATTCAGCCCGAAGAAGTCAAGCCCTTCGCCGCTGGAATAGAAGGTGTCCGCAGCGGTGTTCTTCCAGTTCTGGGCGGTCTTGTTCATGCCCTCCAGTGCTTCACGGGCGGCCTTTGCGCCGCTGGCGTAGTCGTACAGCTTGTACGCGCCGTAGATCACCGCCGCCGTCAGCCCGGCCATCGCCAGTTTGGACGACCCGACGACCTTCAGCAGGCCGCTCACGCCGCCGCCCGCGCCCTTGACCGCCGCGCTGAACTTGCCGACGGCAAGCATTCCCTTTCCCAGCGCCCCGGCGACACTGCCGACCGCGCCGACCAGCCTGCCCAGAATGAGCAGCGCCGGGCCCATTGCGGCGGCGACCGCGCCCCACTTGATGATGCTCAAACGCTGTTCTTCATCCAGCCCCATAAACTTGTCCAGCAGATCGCTGGCGGAACTCATGAGATTCTGGATGGTAGGCGTCAGGTCGCTGGCAATCTGCTGCCCGGCGAGGGAAGCCTTGTTTTTGAGGTTGGTCAGCTGCGCCGCCGTGGTCGCGTAAATCTTGCCCGCCATCTCGGTCAGGGCGGTGTTCTCCTGCCAGCCGCGGGTGGCGTCCGCCACCGCGTCCTCCATCAGGCGCGTGTTGCTGACCGTGCGCAGCATGGTGTCGCGCAGGCGGACTTCCTTGAAGCCCAAGTCCTGCAGCGTGGCGATGGCGGAAATGCCCTCGTCGTCCATCTGGGCAATGCCCTTTGTGAACGCGATGAACGCCGCCGTGGGGTCGGCCTTCCACAGGTTCTTGAACTCTTCGGCGGTCATGCCGGAAACCGTCGCGAAGTCAGTCAGGGACTGCCCTCCCGTTTCCGCCGCAAGCTCCATCTTGATAAGAGCCTTGGAGAACGCGCTGCCGCCCATCTGGGCTTCAATGCCCACGGAGGACAGCGCCGTCGCCACGCCGATGACCTGCGCTTCCGTCATGCCGACCTGCTTGCCCGCACCGGCGATGCGCATCGCCATCTCCATGATGGGCGCTTCGGTGGTGGCGTAGCGGTTGCCCACATAAGCCAGAGATGCGCCCAGCCGGTCGATGTCCTTCTGGCTGGTACCCATGATGTTGATGAACTTCGCAATCTCCGTCGCCGCCGTGTTCGCGTCGAGGTCGGTGGTGGAATTGCCGAGGTCAATCATGGTCTTGGTAAACGATTCGATGTTCTCCGTGGCAATGCCCAGCTGACCGGCGGTGGACATGACCGCGTTGATTTCGTCCGTCCCGGCGGCCAGCTGCGTGGACATCTTCTTCGACGCGGCTTCCAGACGCGCGTAGTCCTCTCCCGTGCCGCGCACTGTCTTCCGCACCGTGGCGAACGTCTTCTCAAACTGAATCTCTGCGTTCACCGACGCGGTGGCGATGCCCAAGAGCGGGGTCGTAATCCACCGCGTCATCGTGCGGCCGGTGGAAACCATCGTCGAGGACACGGCGCGCGCCTTCGTGGAGAAGCTCGTCAGCGCCACGCCCGCCCGCGTCCACGCGGAGCTTTGGAGGTTCAGCTCGCGGGTTGTGTCCCGCAGCTGCGCCTCGGTATTGTTCAGCGTGGTGTTCAGCTCGGTGAGCTTGTCCTTCGCCTGCTGGATTTTCTGCGGATCGCCGGAGGCCTGCGCCGCCTTGAGCTGTTCTTCCGCAGACTTCACCGCGTCCCGGAGCTGCTGCACCTGCTGGCGGAGAAGCGCCTGTTTTTCCTTCAGCAGCTGGAGCTTCGCCGCAGCGCCCGCCGCCTTCGCGCCGAAGTTGGCGATACCCGCCCCGGCAAGGCGGAATTTGCTCTCCGCCAGCTGCATCTGCTTGCCCAGCGACGCTACCGCCGTTTCATTGGCGGTAACCGCGTCCCGCGACGTATAGAAGCCGTTGGACGCGGCCGTCAGCTCCCGATTTGTCTCACGGATTTCCTGCTGCGTGGTCACATAGGCGGCGCGCGCGTTGTTCAGGGAGGCGGTGTTTTCCTCAACCGCCGTCCGCGCCTGACGGATTTTCTCCGGGTCGTTTTCCCTCTGCGCCGCTTTGAGCTGCGTCTTGGCGGCGGCGAGGGATTCCTCGTACCTGCGGATGGTGGCCTGCTGAAGGGTCAGCTCGCTGTCGAGCATCTTCAGCTTCGCCGTCAGCGCGGTCGTGCTTTCGGAGGTGTTCTTGATGCCAGCGGTCGCCAGCGTGAACTCGCTCTGCACCGTGCGCATCCGCAGACCCAGCATGGCGATGGTGCTCTGGTTGCGTTCCAGAACCTGCGCGGATTGCGTCCAGCCCGAACGCATGGAGGCGATGGAGCCGTTGCAGGCGTTAAGCGCCGCCTGCGTGTTCCGCACCGCCGCCTGCGCGTTATTCAGCTTGGTGGAGGTGGACGAAACGGCGTCCGCTGCGTTCTGCGTCGCCTTTTTCGTCGCTGTGACCTGCCCCTCCAGCTTCTTCAGCGCAGCGGCAGACTGTCCCGCGCCCTTCGCGGATGCAAGTTTCGCTTCAAAGGTCGCCTGATTCGCCTGACACTCCGCCAGCTTCTTCTTCGCCGCTTCCAGCGCCTTCTGGTACTGGTCCACGGCGACCTTCTGAAGGTTCAGCTGGCGTGTCAGCGTGGTTTGCTTTGCCGCCAGCCCACCGGTCGTCTGCTCAAAATTTGTGACCCCGGAGGCGGCCAGCTTGAAAGCGCTCTCCGCTTCTTTAATCTGGGTATTGACGGACTTGATGTTCCGCGTGAAGTTGTCCGTTTGCAGGGACAGCGAAACCACAAGGTCTCGGAGCGTTTCAGACATGCCTTACCACCTCCCGTATTGTCAGCCGCCCGGCTTCAGATTCGGCCACACCTCGTCGATGTAGCGCGGCTTCGGTTCCTTTTTCTTCTTCTCATAGCGGGCGTTCCATGCGCGGATTTTGAGGAATCCCGGCATATCCATGCGGTCAATCTCGTCCATGCGCCAGCCGCCCTCCAGAAGATTGTTGTAGGTTTTGTAGATGTACTCCGGCAGCGTCAGGCCTTCGTCGTCTCCGTCTCCGTCGCTGTCGGCTTCGTAGGGAACTCGGACAGCACCTGCGTCATGTTCGCCTGGACGGCCATCAGCGCCAGCGCAATGTCGCTCATCAGGCGGTCGGCGGGGTATCCGTCGTACAGGTCGTCCACCGTGAACTGATTTCCGAACAGCAGGCAGAACCACTTCGCCATCACGTCCAGCGCGTCCGCCACGGACACCTGCTCCTCCTGCGGCACTTCCTCGCCGTTCTCCACCTGCAGCGCGATGCGGCTCACGCGCCCGTACATCTTCGTCGCAGGCTCGATCTCGCGCAGCACGCGCCCGGTCACAAAGTCCACGGAATACTTCTTCTCGCCCAGCGTACAGGTAATCATGGGATCAATCCTTTCTCAATCAGCAGTTTGTTGAAGGCACAGTCTGCCTTTCCTCGAAACCGCCGGACGTCTTCGGCGGCTTTGAGGAAAGGGCCGGGATTGCTCCCGGCCTGCGGATCAGCCGCCATCGGAGGCGGTCAGCGTGGGCGTGTAGACGCTTTCGAGGAACGTTGCCGCCTTTTCGGCGGTGAAGCTGTTCTGACCTTCGTCGGCCACATACTGGTACTGGCCGTCGTGGGTGCGCTTGATGGCGGTCCATTCCACCTCCGGCGTCTGCCGGTTGATGGTGCTGCCCTCCTTGGTGGCGTAGTTCTCGGTCAGCGGCTTGGCGCGAACCTTCAGCAGCCACACATAGCGGAAGGTGTGGTCGGCCTTTTCGGACTTGAAGCCGAAGGCGAAATAGCCGGGCTTGTCGTTGGCAGACCGAACCAGAACGCCGTTGGTGTCCAGTTTGTTGCCAAAAATCATCTCCTGAATTGACAGCGGAACGTCCGCCATCTTGGTCTTGAACGTCAGCTCCGGGTCGGGGTTGACGGTATCGAATTCCACGTCATCCGCGTACTGGATGTCCGGGTCGGCGTTTTCAGGGGTGATGGACGCTTCAATCGCGCCCGCCACCAGCTGAAGGGCGCCGTAGGCCACGCCGGTGCCGTCGTCCTGCGTCAGCGGCGCGATGACCACGTTCTTCATGCCGATGGTAGAAGCCACCTTCGGGGAAGCGGTGGGAGTTGCCATGATTCATGCCTCCTTACAGTTTGTCGATAGCGTCCCGCAGCCCGGAGCGGATGATCTCATAGGATTTGTCCGACTGGGCATCGTAGGCGGGACGGATATACGGGTGCGGCGGAGCGGGAGCGGGGCCGCCGTGACCGTACTCCACATAAGCGGGGTAGTAGTCCTCGTGGTTCCAGTCCTTCCGATGCACGCCGATGGTGATGTACTTGCCGCGCTTGCGGCTGGATTTCACATTGCCGATTTTCAGCGCCCGGCGAAGATCGCCCGACCGGGCGTGAATCTCCGTTCCGGCGTTCACGACCATCTGGTCGTGGATGGGCTTCGCGGCGTCTTCGAGGATGTGCGCCGCCGTGCCCGCGCCCGCGCCGTCCGCGTCGATTTTCTCCGCCATCGCGTGGATGTCGGCAATCAGGTCTTGGAACCCGTCGATGTTCATGGGCATGGCTGCACCTCGTCGTAGCAGACCCACGTCCAAAACACCGTGTAGGTGCGGGTTGCGGTGTCGTAAGCGGGCTGATTGTAGCCGCGGTCGGTTTCCTCTACAAGGTAGAAGTCCGCGTCGTACATCGCCTGACGGATGGTATCCGCCATCTCCGTCGGGTCGGTGTTGCTCCACAGGTTCATGTAAACGAACGTGCGGCGGCAGCTGGCGGCGTCGTCCTCGTGGGCGCACTCCGACATGGTGGTGGAGTAGACGACGTACTGCTCCGGCGACGTCTGCGTGATGCTGTCCGACCGCCACACGCCCGCCATGACGGGAATGCCGATGGCCGCAAGGGCCTGCTGTACGCGCTTCACCCGGACACCCCCTCGCACAGGGAAGCCTTCAGGCCGAGCCATGTGTGCTCAAACTGATACTCGCCCAGTGTGGAGATAATCCACTTTTTGCCCCGAAATTTCACCCACATGCCCGGCGCGATGCCCTCCCGATAGCGGATGGTGAAGTTCACCACCATCTCGGTGTTCATTACGTCGGCGGCGCGGTAGTGCTGGTTTCCAGCGTCCGTCGCGGACGCCCAGACCCGATAGAGCACCATGTCGTCCTCCACCGGGTAGCCGTTCTCGTTGACGCGGTTCTCTGTGTACCCAATCTCAATGAGGTGTTTCAGGTCGCCCGGATGCGGGTCGCCTTCAAAGGTTTTATAGCCTCGCACAAACCCACCTCCTTAGAACATCTTCGACACGTCGCGATGGGGATACAGCAGATTCTCAAACGCCATCCGATTGGCAAGCCAGACCTGCTTGTCGGTCACGTCGCGGGTCTGGAAGTAGTAGGACACCAGCAGGACAATCGCCTGACGCACCGGCTCCGGCGCGTTGTCCTCGCCGAACTCCGTCCGGCAGAAGTCCTCCGCGGCGGCCTGCGCCTTCAAGATCAGCGATTCGATGAGCGCGTCCTCTTCGTCGTACTGGACTTTGAGCCACGCCTTCATCTCTTCGAGGGTGACGATTGCGGCCATGATGCGTCACCGCCTCAGGCTTCCGCCGTCGTGACCGTGATGGGGACGGACGTGCCGTCCGCAAGGGTCAGCGTGCCGCCGGTGATTTTCCCGGAAGCATCCGCAGTCAGCGCCGCCGCCGTGACCTTGGTGGACGCGCCTGCGCCGGAGCCGTTCAGACCTTCCACCGTCGCGCCCGTCTCCACCTTCAGCACGCCGCCGATGACCAGCGTGTCGCCGCCGTCGGTGAAGTAGTTCTTGCAGTTATGGTCAATCATCGCGTTTCACCTCCATATAGCGGGGAGACGGCCCGCGTTGAGCCGTCTCCCGTGGGTTATCAGGAGTTATTCATCGCCAGAACCTTCACGGCCTCCGACAGAATCAGCTTGCCGTCCACGCGCTCGGACGCGAGGAAGCCCACCTGACCCGTGGCCGCGTACAGCTCGTTCAGGCGCTTGAAGGAGCGGCCCTGACGGTCGGCAATCCAGTAGTAGGACAGGTCGCCAAAGAGCATCGCCTTCTTGCCCTTGGCCATCTGCGGCATGTACACCGAGGTGTACACCGGGCGGTTCAGGATGGTGTCCGGCGTGCCCGCCTTGATAGAGGGCTGCCAGATGTAGTCGCCGCTGCCGTTCTTCAGCTTGCGCAGCGCCTTCATGGTCGTGTCGCTGGTGATGAACACGGCGTTCTTGCGATACGACGCGCGCAGGGCGTAGAACAGGTCAATCACCTCGTCGAAGGTGATGGCGTCCTGCGCCGCGGCGGTAACGCCCGTCTGCGCGCCGCCGGTGGCGTTCAGCAGGCCGGTGGGCTTGCTCGCGCCGTTGCCGGTGAGGAACGCCTCTTCCTCGGCCGCGCCGATGCGGCGGGCAAATTCCTTCGCGATGTAGCTCGGCAGGTCAAACACGCTGTCGCGCAGAAGCTCCTCGGACACCTTAATCATCGTGCCCAGCTTGTACGCGCCGATGGACACCTGACCGAACGCCTCGTCGCTCTCGGTGTAGGCGGCTTCCTCGTCCATCCAGCTCGCGGTGCCGTGAGAGGCGACGACGGGAATCTTGCGCTCACCGGATTCGGTCTGGATGACGTTCGCCAGCGGACGGATGATGTTCTGATCCTGCAGCGCGTCGATCAGGGTCTTCTGGTACTCGTCGGGGGCCAGATAGCCGCCCTCGCTGTCCTGACCCACCTGAAGCGCGTCGTACACTTCGTGCTTGATGGACTTGTTGCGCAGGTTCGTCCAGAACGCGCTGCGGTAGGCGTCGGTGGCGCGGGGACGCTTCTGCTCCTCTTCGGTCTGACCGGGCTTCGCGCCGTGCAGCGCATCGCTGGTGGGCTGGTTCAGCTTCTCGTCCAGATTCTGCTGGCGCTCCAGACGGGCGATCTCGTCGCCCAGATTCACCACTTCCGCCTCCATGCGGTCGTAGGCGGCGGCGTCCTCGGCGGCCATCGTGCCGTCCGCGCCGGTCTTGGCGTTCAGAAACGCCTTGGCGGCGTCCCACTTCTGCGCGCGCTTTTCGCGCAGGGCAATGATCTGCGTCATGCTCATATCGTTTTCCTCCTTCTTACTTCAAAAGCGCCAGCCGCTTCATGCGGTCCGACGCTTTCACACGATTGTCGGGGTTTTTCGGGTTTTCCAGCGGCTTTTCCGGCGCTTTCGCCGCATCCTTCCGCTTGGGGAAGCGCGTCCGGGAGCGCCATGCGTCGTACTTCGCCTTCGCGTCCTCCAGCGACACGCGCCGCTCAAAGGCGGCGTTTTCAATGCCGGTGGGCGGCTTTTCGGCGATTTCGTCCACAAAACCGTTCTCCAGCGCGGTGTTCGCGTCCATCCAGCAGGTGTCCGTCATCATCTGCGCAAGCTCGGCGCGCTCCTTGGAGCTGCGCTGCCCGTACAGATTCAGAATGGATTCCTTTGTCGCACGCAGGCTGTTGAGCGTCTCCTCAAAATCCGCGATATTGCCCCAGCAGACCGTGCTGGGATCGTGAATCATAAAGATACTACCCGGCGTCATGCTCAGATGGTCGGCGGCCATGGCCACCACCGTGGCGGCGGAAGCCGCCGTGCCGGAAATCAGGATGTTCACCTTGCCGGGGTAGGCTTTGATGGCGTCGTACATGCGCGTCGCCGCGTTGCACACGCCGCCGTAGCTGTTCAGCACGATGGTCACATCCTCGTTCGGGTCTGCGCCCTCGGCGTACAGCGCGTCGTGAAGCGTGTCCGGCGAGATGTCGTCGTCGTACCGCGCCTCTTCCTCAATAAAGCCGTTCAGCTGGACTTCTCTCAAGGGCTGTCCCTCCGTTTCGTTCGATTCTTGGCCGGTTTCTCCAGCGCTGCGGGCGCCGCGTCCTGCTTCGCCGCGCCAGACGTGTCCGCGTTGGGCGCGCCCGCGCTGGCTGCACGCCTGATGGAAATCATATTGCCGTTAATCAGGTACTCGTCGCCGCCCTCTTCCGCCGGAATGGGGTTCATGTTTTCCAGCGCGCGGATGTCGTTGGCAGACATCCAGCCGTTCTGACGGGCGACCGCGTAGCCGTCCATGCGGCTCTTGTAGTCGCCGCGCATCAGCCCCTCCATGTTGAACTGCACATAAAAGCGACCCTTCTCTTTCTCAGAAAAAAGGCCGCGGTTGAGCGCCTGTTCAATGCGAACCAGCCACGGGCGGATGGTGTGAACCGCGAACGAAATGGACTGATGCTCGATGTTCGAGAACGTCGCGTGCTCCAAGTCGCCCACCATGTGCGGCGGGACGCGGAAAATCCGGCAGATTTCGTTGAGCTGGAACTTCCGCGTTTCGAGGTACTGCGCGTCGCTGTTCGGCACGGAAATGGCCTGATAGTCCATTCCCTCTTCCAGAACGGCGACCTTGCCCGCGTTGGCGGAACCGCCGTAGGCGGCGTACCAGCTCTCCCGCAGCTTCGCCGGTTCCTTGACGTGATTCGGGTGCTTCAGCACGCCGGAGGGCGTCGCGCCGTTGGAGAAGAACTTCGAGCCGTACTCCTCCGTCGCCAGCCCCAGACCGACGGCGTTCTTCTCGAACGCGATGGGGCTGTAGCCCAGCACGCCGTCAAAGCCCAGACCGGGGATGTGCAGCACGTCGTAGACGGGCGTGAGCGAGTAGGTCTGCCCGCCCGTCGCAGTGTACTCATAGGTCAGGTTCCCGGCGCTGTCGCGGTCTACGTCCATCTTGTCCGGCAGCAGCGGGTACAGGGCGAGTATGCCGTTCCGCCCGCTGCGGATGACCTGCGTGTAGCTGTTGCCCCACAAGAGCAGGTGCGTGAGCATCGTCTCGCGCCAGACAAAACTGGTCATTTCGCCGTTCGGTTCGTCGTGCAGCAGGCGGTACAGCGGGTGATCCGTCGCCTTGCGGCTGCCGTCCGGCGTGATTTCGTACACGTTCAGGGGCAGGCTGGCGATGGTCTCGGCGATGACGCGCACGCAGGCGTACACGGCGCTCAGGCGCATCGCCGACGTGGGCGTGACGCTCTTTCCAGCGCCCGAAGTGCCGAAAAAGATGCTCGGCGCGTCGCTCACCGCGTCCCGCGGCTTATCTCGCGCCCGGAACAGCTTTGCAAAGGGGTTCATCATCGTGTCACCTCACATTACAGACCGCTGCCGGTCTTTTCGTCATGACAGTCCCGGCACAGGCTCTGCCAGTTTCGCTCGTCCCAGAACAGCTTCTGGTCGCCGCGATGCGGAATGATGTGGTCAACCACCGTCGCGGCGGTATAGCGCCCGTTCCGCAGGCACTCCGCGCACAGCGGATGCGCCTGCAAGAACGCCCTGCGCGCCCTGCGCCACCGGGAATCGTACCCCCGCGAAGCCGCGCTGCCGCGCCATTTCTCCCGGAGGTTGACGCTGTTGTCCTTCATGTGCTCCGGGCAGTACACCGCGCCCGGATCGCAGAAATTCGGGCAGCCGGGATACCGGCAGGGGCGCGCGGGCTTTCTCGGCATGTCCATTCCTCCCGTCAGAGCGTAATAATTCCTCGGTCATCGTACACAGAGCCGCCACCTTGCTTGGTTGCGCGGTCCAGCGCCATGACCAGCGCCACCGCGCCGTCCACCTTCTCGGTGGAGCGCTGCTTGTCGATTTTGATGTTTCCCGCGGGATCGGTGCGCACGTAGGCGTTGTTCACGTTCCAGCGCAGCACCGGGTGATTCCCGTGGTTCAGCCGCCCTTCCAGCACAAGGCGCATCAGCTCCTTGCTGGGCGGTGACATGTCGCGGAACCCCTGCCCGAAGGGGACCATGTTGAAGCCGTCCATTTCGAGGTTCTGCACCATCATGCTGGCGTTCCAGCGGTCATAGGCGATTTCGTGGATGTCATAGGGCAGGTCGCAGATGAACTGTTCGATGAAGCCGTAATGCACGACGTTCCCCTCGGTGGTCATGAGCTTGCCTTCTGCCTTCCACTTGTCGTACAGCACATGGTCGCGCCGGACGCGCAGCTGAAGCGTCTCCTCCGGCAGCCAGAAGAACGGGAGCACGATGTACTTCTCGTCCTCATTGCGCGGCGGGAACACCAGCACCAGCGTGGTCAGGTCGGACGTGCTGGACAGGTCCAGCCCGCCGTAGCACTCGCGCCCCTTCAGTTCGTCCGGGTCTACCTCCCCGCCGTTCATGTCCCACTTGCCCATGGGCATCCACAGCACGGAGGACGTGACCCACTGGTTCAGGCGGAGCTGGCGGAACATGGCCTCGTCCGCGGGCGTTTCCAGCGCCTTGTGGTAGGCGTCCCGCACCTTCTCGATGTCGATGGTGTAGCCCAGAGACGGGTTCGCCTTGTACCAGTTCTCCTCCTTGTGCCAGTCCTCGTCGTCCTTCAGCCCGTAGATGACCGGATAAAAGCGCGGGTCGGATTTCCGCCCCTCGATGAGGTCAAGGGCTTTCTGGTGAACCTCCCAGCAGATGGAGTTTCTGTCCGTCCCGGCGGTGGTCAGGAAGAACCACAGCGGCTGCTTTCGGGCGTCGCCGGAGCCCTGTGTCATGACGTCGTACAGTGCGCGGGTGGGCTGCGTGTGCAGCTCGTCGAAGATGCACGCGCTGACGTTCAGACCGTGCTTGGTGGCGACGTCGCTGGACAGCACCTGATAGATGCTGCCGGTGGGCAGATACACCATGCGCTTTGTGGACGGCACGATTTTGATGCGCTTCATGAGCGCGGGCGACTGCCGCACCATGTCGGCGGCCACGTCGAACACGATGCTGGCCTGCTGGCGGTCGGACGCGCAGGAGTAGACCTCCGCCTTCCACTCGTCGTCGTTGACCAGCATGTTCAGCGCCAGCGCCGCACCCAGCTCGGATTTACCCTGTTTCTTGGGTATTTCGATGTATGCCGACGTGTACTGCCGCACGTCCGGGCGGTCATCCCGCACCGTGCCGAACACGTCGCTGATGATTTTCTCCTGCCACGGCAGCAGGGCGAAGTTCTTCCCGTGGAACTCGCCCTTCGTGTGCTTCAGATTCTCCACGAACTGAATCACGCGCTGCGCTCTCCGCGAATCGAACATCTTACCAGCCTCCCGCCAACAGGCGCTCCATAGGGTCGTTCAGGTTTGCGGCAGGATTGCCGGATGCGCTCTCGTCGCCCAGCGCCAGCCGCGCACGGCTGGCCGGGGTCAGACCGAAGTCGGCAAGTCCTTTCCGCCAAGTTTCATAGTACTGTTTGCGCAGCGACAGCAGCGGGTGCTGCTGCGTGTAGCCGGACGGCGTTTTCTGCATGGCAATCGGGCCTTTCGCGCCCAGCGACAGAATTTCCGCGTCCGCCGCGAGGTAATAGGCGTAGTTCTGGCAAAGCTCCGCAAAGGCGGACGTATCCACCTCCGTCAGCAGTCCCAGCGCAACCATCGCGGGAGCAAGCCGTTTCCATTCCTTTTTCGCCTCCGGGAGCAACCGCTTCGGCGGCTTCGGGATGACGTCCGGGACCTTGGGCATCGGCTCGTTCTTGTTCAGCTTCTGCTTGCCTGGATTGCCTTCCAGCAGCTTCAGTGCCGTCGGCTTCGGCGCAGGGCCTCTCAGTCCCATATCACACCTCCACCTCTGACGGCACAGGCGTGTTCATGGCCGTCAGGTCGTTTCGGCGCGGGCAATTGTCTCCATGCGGTGCAGGATTCTCTCCAAGCCCCGCTCCGCGCCGGTAATGTCCCCGGCGAGTGCCTGACCGCGCAGCGTTTGAACCATCTGCCGGGGAAGCAGCCGCGCGCAACCGCGCAGCCTGTGCAAAAAAACGTTCAATCGGCGGTCATCCATCTGAGTGCGCCTCCAATTCACGTCTTCGGATACGCTGGCCGCCGCGCAGCAGGAAAACCTCCGCGTCCGTGCCGACCAGCTCCGTGTAGCGCCGAACAATGACGTCGGCGTAGCCGGGGTCAAGCTCCATCGTATATCCGATGCGTCCGTTCTGCTCCGCCGCAATCAGCGTCGTTCCGCAGGCGCACCAAGGGTCGAGCACCGCGTCCATGCCGCGGGTGTTGTTCTCCATGCAATAGGAGGTCAGCGGCACGGACAGGCTCTCGCCGTCCGCCGGGGCTTCATAGGTCAGTACCGTGGTCTGGCGGCGATTGCTCGTCCACAGATGTGGCGAACCGTCCGTCCAGCCATACAGCCCGACCTTGTGGACGGAGATGTAGCCGTCCTGCGGCAGCAACGCCGTGGACTGCTCGCAGTCCCACAAAAGACACTGCCGCACCGTCAGCCCCGCGTCCCGGCACGCGCCGCGCACGTTCATGCCATCCGCGTCCTCGTGCCACAGATAGAAGGAAGCGCCGCCCTTCAGGTGTTCGGAAACGCCGAACAGCTCACTGGTCAGCAGCGCCCGGTCGATGCCGGAGGGTTTGCCGATGAGCATATCCGCCTTGCGGCCGCCCATGAGCGCGTCCAGCGCCTCCGGGGTCGGGTCACCGACGTACAGACGATGCCGCCCCAGCAGATAGAGCTGTCCCGCCTTGGGCGCGGGGTCGTATTTCCAGCCCCGGTCATAGGCGTCCTGATAAACGCCCTCGGTCTGCGGCTGCTCGAAGCCGAAAACCAGCATGTCCTCGCGGATGCCGCCCAGCTCGACGTTCAGTTTTTCTTCGTCCCATGTGGCCTTCTCTGCAACCTTGTTGTCCGCAAGGCGATAGGCACGAATCTCGTCCTCCGTCAGGCCGGAGGCGCGGATGCATGGAACCTCGCTCATATGGAGCTTCTGCGCGGCGAGCAGTCGCGTGTGACCGCAGATAATCTCGCCGCCGTCGTCGATGACGATGGGGTTCACAAAGCCGTAGCGCCGGATGGATTCTGCGACGCCCGCCACCGCCCGCTTATTTCGGCGCGGATTCCCCGCATAGGGCTTGACCGCGTCAACGGGCAGATACTCAACCGTCATGCGCTGCACTTTGCTTCACCTCCCGTCGTGCAACAGAAAAGCGGGCAATTGCCCGCAGAATTGAAAAAGGGAACGTGTCCTGCTCACGTCCCCCGATAAAGGTGCGAATCCCCACCGATTTTCTGTCGCGGCGGGAAAGGATGAAAACCGCCGCATATAACCGCACCTGTCCCATCCAGCGTGGCACGTCACTCCGGCACAGGCGTCGGGGCGCGGGTCAAACTGGATTCAACCACAAAACTGATTCGTATGATTGCCTTATCAGGCATTCTAAGTGTATCACAGAGCAAACATGAACAATAGTGATTTCATATGAACTCATATGAACTGCACAAGATTATTTTCCCGCCTCGTCAGCTTCGAGCAATTTCTCCACCTCACGCAGAGCCTTACCATGCACACTGAGTGTCCAGCGGTAAGTCCAATTCATATCCGCTGCAATGCGCTCCCACGTCATGAAGCAGAGATAGCGCTTTTCCAGCACCAGCTTATACAGAGCGTCAGGCACACGGTCAATGAGCTTTGCGATTTCCATGCGCACATCTACAAGCTCGATGACCTGAGTAGCAAGCTCGTCTTCGGCATCCACAAGTCGAACAATAGCATCCTCCATAGAGGAATTGTTGTGTGCGTGCGAACTGCTACCATCTCCGTAGGAAGCAGTCACTTTTTGTGTCAGCGAACGCAAGCGCGACACCTGCTCCAGCTTGCAGGCAATCTGCTGGTCAAGGTGGTAGGCGCGGTTCAGATAATCAATGACTTTCATGTATTTTCTCTCCCTCCTCCAATAACGCAAGTGCTTCCTCCACGCTGGTGGCGACGCCTGCCACGCCTCCGGCTTCCCGGATCAGCGCAATCTGCTGCTTCTGCAGCTCCGTCACCTTCCATGTGCCGTTGGGACGTTTGACCTCGATGCCGACCAGTCGGCCGCTTCCCGGCGCGATGCACAGCAGGTCGGGAACGCCCGACTGCTGATAGGGACTGCCGTGGGTTTTCATCAGCCATTTCACGCCCGCATCCTTCAAAGCGGCGCGAATCTGGTTGACAACGGTCTTTTCCAGCGGCGGTTTCTTCTCGTTCACAGACATCACCCCTTCATATCGAAAGCGTATACCATTCAGATGAAAAGTACACGTACATCCCCAAGAAAATCTTTCAGGCGGACAACAAATGCCTCTGGCGGACAACAGGCGGACAAGAAATTCTCGCGAAAATTTGTTGTCCGCCAAACGAGTTGTTGTCCGCCTAACCCTTTTTTCGGCGGACAACAACTCGAATTTGACCACCCTGTTGTCCGCCTTGTCCGCCTTGTCCGCCAAGCCCTGAAACCCTTGATATATCGGGCTTTTCAGGGCGGACAACAAATTCGCCCACCCCCATACCTGTTGTCCGCTGTTGTCCGCCTAAGGCGGTATTGCCCATATATATATCAAAAACGCCCATAGGCGGACAAGGCGGACGAGGCGGACAAGGCGGACAAGGCGGACAACGCGGACAACGCGGACAACAAACATGTAAAAATACACACCACCGGCGGACAACACCATAGGGGAAAATTCTTCTTCTTTTTTTATTTGTATATAGGGCGGACAGACATACCCCATAATACCCCCTTCGTCTATTTGCCCATTTTTCCCGTTTTCAGGATACCCCCCATTCAAAACCCTCGGCGTTTCGCGCGTGAGA